TCACCCATCTGCCGCCAGCAGTTTCGCTCCCATCCCATCCCAATCAATTGTGTTGACCGCGAGTCTGGCAAGGCGAGCTCTTTCCGCATTCCGAGTATAAATCTTCGACGTCTTGCCGTCTTTCCAGCCGAACATGGCTTCGAGCATCGAATCGCTCGCGCCGTTATGCGCCTGGTCGGTCGCCAGTCCCTTTCGAACTGAATGCGCGGTGCAATGTGGAAGATCGGCTTGCGTAAACCACTTCGAAATACGGTTCCCTAGCCCCTTGATCGAATAGGCTGCCCCGTATTCGGTTTGCATGTACGTGAGGCCCTTCACGTCATGATGCGATAGGACCGCCTCGAGAATCGGATGGATCGCAACCACCAGATCGACCGGCGTTCGATTGCGATTCTTAAACAGGCGCAACTTGAAAACGTCATTCTGTCGATGCTGCGGTCCGATTAGAGCCGCGTCTGAGACGCGAAAGCCGGTGAACATCAGAAGAGCGAGAGCGAGAACCGCTTTCGATTTGATCCCGTGCTTCTCGATATATTGGCCGATCTCTGCTGGCGTGATGGTATGATGCCCCTCTGTCTGAATACGGAATGGCTCAACCATGCGTGCGACATTGGCGATGTAGGGTTTCCCATTCGGATCCTTGGTGTCGAACACCTGTCGAAGGACCTTCAAACGCTCATCAGCAGCGAATGGTGTATCCTTCTTTCGGTCTCGCAGGGCTTCCACATGGCCGGCGGCTATCGCCCCCATAGGGACATCGGCCATCAAGCGCTTTTCTTTCGGGTCACGGCTAAGCGGTTCTTCCCACATCGATTCGATGATTGATCGTCGTTTCGCCTGGGTGGTGTCATCGAGCGTCGTGAAGGCCGACGATTTCATGTACGCTAGACAGAGCCACCGAAAGCTATGTGGCTTCACAGTAAGCGACAGAGGCTTCGCGTCCTCTTCGCGAGTCAGCGCCTTTTTCGAGGCGTTCCTAGCTTCCCAATATTTCTTCGCGAACTCTTCCGAATTTATGTCATCCGGTAGGCGGCATATCCTCACGTTATCGATTCGAAGGTAGTATCGTATCGATCCATGCCGGCTCTTGTTCTTTTCAACAAACGGGTAGTCGACGTTCGCCATATCGGTCATGCCGACATGCTCCAATCTTCGCCGTCGGCACCCTTTCGTTGCTCAATTCCTTCCTCAGGCCACTCCGACATCGCAGCGGCGATCTCGGCCACTAGCCAAACTTTTCGGCTATGCCACTTCCGCGGTTTCGGAAGAAATCCCTCCTCGACCATCAGATCGACCGTGTTGACGCTGACGCCAATGGCAAGCGCGACTTCGGACCTATTCAGCCCAAGTCGAGGCACGTTGCGGGAAAGGTCAACGGTTGCGCCCATGTCATCCCCGCTTTCCACAGACGTTATCCGCTGCCGCGTCGCCGTTGGCCTTTTGTTCCCGCAATGGAGTTGGGGTGGAGTCGGAAAGGGCGCGGATGGCGGGTTCGAAGACGCCGACGTTCGCTATCATCTGGAAACTACCTCTCCCGTACGCGTGTCGATGACATCGCCATTCAATTTTCGCCTGAAGCGTTTGGAGAACCCGCCGGCTTTCTCCGGCTTGATGCCGAGATGCTTTTTCCGGGTGCGGGCGATCTTCGATTTGACGGCAACCTCCGCCGCCGTCTTCTTGCGGTGCGGCTCCTTGAGGGCAGGGAAGAGATTGCTCTCCCGGTGCTCGCCTCCAAGGATGAGTGAGACCTTGTGATCGAGGTCCCAGGCATCGCGGACGGGATCGATCTTTTGGCCGGTCAGGTGACATGTGCCGTTCTCCCGGTCAAATATGCGCATGCGGACGCGGGGCGGCACCTTGGTATCGTCTGTTTTGCCGATCCACTCATCTACGGATCTAGCCATTGATGAAATCCTCCACGTCGATCTGGGGAGCTTTCCGGCGACGGGTGAGGGCCGCATTGGCAGCGTGGTGCTTAGCGTCCCATCTCAGGTGGCAGCGCTGGCAAAGTGCGCGGCACCTCGCAGGGTCGGCGTGGCTCTCGTCGTGATCCATGTGCGCGATCGTCAGGACAACCTTGCTGCCGGTCACAGGATGAGGCTTGCCGTTCTCGGCTCGGCATTCTGGGTGCATCGGCGTGCCTTCGCATCGATCGCCGGCGCGCTCGAGGATAGCAGCTCGGAAAGCCTTCCATTCCTTGGAATGGGTCCCGCCACCAAGATAGAGCGCTTTTCGTTCGGCTCTGATCGGCATCTCACCCTCCGATTTCCGTGAGAGCGGCCGCCCGCGCTGCGTTGAGCTCGGCCATCAGTTCGTTGCTGCCGCCCGCGTCCGGGTGAAGCTTCTTGGCGAGCCGGCGGAAATGTTCTTCGATTGTTCCGGCGCTCGGCGTGAGGTTCGGGCTTATTCCCAAAACCTCTCGCCATGTCCGTTTCCCGGGCTCCGGAAGAGCTGCAAAGCCGGTGAACATCTCAGCCAGCGATGCCACGCCGTAGCGCTCGATCGCACGCGTTGCCTCGATATGCTTCGCAATGGCCGCAATATTGTCGGCAACTCTGTCGTATCGGTCACACGGCAGGCAATGAGGCTTGCCGGAGAGTGTGAAGTATAGGGCGACGCCTCGGTCGGCCGGCTCGGCTTGTCCCGATCTCGGAAGGCCATCAAGCCTGACCTGCAGATTGGAGGATAGGATATAGTCTCGGGCACCGAGCAAATCGATTTCACGCTGCAGGCGGCGGAGGGCTTCAGCAACCGTGAGCGATTCCATCTGCGACCAGTTTTGGCCGGAACGCTGAACCTTCTTGCCGAAAGTTGCGCGGGTAGGCGATTTCGTGCGTGGGCGCGAGATCGGCCATTGAAGCGGGAAGGCTTGCGTCACGCGCGCCTCCATATCCAAGACAGCCAGGAAAGACGCTTCCGGCGACGGGCTTCCACTTCAGCCTTGAGGCGTGCCGTGGTCTCGTCTCGCTTTTCGAGGTAGGCGAGGGTGCTCGTGCGAGCGCTCGGGAATTTCTGGCGGTGAAGCTGGGCCGAGTTCATGCGGCGCTCCTATCGTTCGCACCGTCATGGAAACCGCCGCGGATCGTCTCGGTAAGGTGAATGCCGTTGGTGTCGCAGAAGGCGATTGCATAGGTGATGAGACTGGCGGCTCTGGCGACCGACATTTGCGCCGTGCTTTCGCGAATGTTGACGAACTCGCCTTCCAAGCCCGGCACGAATTCAACTTCGCCCACGGTCGCCTTGGTATGGCCGGAAACCAGAAGGACTTTCCATTCTTCCGCACCACGGCGCTTGCCAGCCCATTTCATCTGCGAATTGGCGATATCGGTGCAGATCGCATGAAATTTGGCGTTCTGATCGAGGCTGCGTGTCGCGGGCCCGATCGTCATGGCACTTCCTTCAGGCGCTGACCGGAGCGCGGAGATCGCGTTCTCGCGCACACGGTCATTGATGAGGATGAAACGTTGCTTCTTCTGTGCCATGGTCAGCCTGCCATCAAGGGATGGCCCTGCAGGGCCTTATCGACATTCGCCGGACGTTTCTGCCGCGCAGCTTCGAGCCGCTTTTTCAGCTCCAGGGCGTCGCCTGGGTGACGTGCCCAATAAATCTGCAGGCTGGCACGGTTCGCGTCTTCCCATTTCGCCACGGCAATAGGGTCGAGATTGGCAATGTGCTCGACGGCAGCGTCGAAGAATTTGCCGTCCGGCACATTCTCAAGAGCAAATCCATCGCCCCACCAGATGGTGAGCGCATCCTTGCCACCGATCGCGCGGAGCCGGTTGTCCTGCTGCTCCTGAATAACAATTTCGGAGGCCGTCAGGTCCAATACCTTTGCGCGGTCCATTTCGGCTTCATCATAGAGGCCGGTGAACTGCTCGGGCCAGCCGGCGCGCAACGCCTGCATTTCCGCGCACTTGGCAATCATCAGGCGTGGCATCCGGCACCAGTTGCCGGAATCGTCCAAGGTCTGCTTGCCGGTCTTGTAGCTGTTTCCGTCTTCGCCGCGCTTCCACTCATCTTTGATCGGGGCAAATTCTTCCCAGAAAGCTTGACCGGCGACTTCATACCAGTCGCTGGTTTTGGGGTCCTGCTTCCAAAGGTAGACGGTCGCAGACACAATGCCGTGCGGGTTGAGCGGTCCCTTGAGCGACGGGTCTGTTTCATAGACGGGCGGTTTGCTCGCTGGCCTGTAGTCACCGCAGCGCTGCGCAATAACGCGCTGGCCGTCGCGACTGATGATGATCGTCATCTTTCGCTTCGCCGGCTGCGTCTTATTGAAGACCATGGGAATGATCTGACCGAGAAAGGGGTCGAGCCCTTTAGCCTTGGCAACCTCCATATAGAGGTTGAATTCATCGTCATTCGTGTCCCTGGCTACCGTCGATTTGACAAGTGCGATCTGGCGCGGGGTCATGTCGAATTTCGTGATGGCGTTCATGATCACTTTCTCCGTACGGAAAGACTGCGGCTGCCGTTGTCGAGGGTGGCGCCTGGAACGGTGCCTTCGTCGAGCGCGGCCCTGAGGGCTTTCTTGTCGAGCTTCGGAGCGGGGCGCTCTTGCTCGACCCAGAATGTTGTTGGGATATCGGCTTCGTTGAGGACGATCAGGCCCGGTGCTCGCTTCGTCAGTGTCAGCGTTGCCGCCGGTAGCCGAAAGCTCTCTTGTTCGGTCGCAATCATCGCTTGTTCGATTGTGGCTCTGATGCGTTCTGCGCGCTCTTCCATGCGCCGGCGCCGGTCGGATAATTCTGCTTCCTTGGCCTTGAGCCCGACAATCTGAATTTCGCATTCGTCGATTTCGTCGAGCGCGGTCTGTATCGCCTCGAGAAGGGTCGTCTCACCTTCGATCGTATCGGCAACCAATTCCTGGTCGTCGTCGACGCCCTGGGAGCGAAGGTTCGCCATGAGACGCTTTGCGGCTTCGGCCTGCCGCGCGACATTGAATTCAGCGGCGTGCGACATGGACGGAAGACTCCTGTTCGATTTTGAATTGCTTGCCGTAGGCTTCGTTGGCGCAGTAGAAGGGGCCGAACCAAAGAGCGGAGGAGACGATTGCTAAGAGAAGGGCGCCAAGCAGCTGCTGGACCGCCGTGAACCGGATGACCGGCGTATCGCGAAGGTCGAGCATCGGGGCGACGGCGCATTCGCCGGGGCGGCAACTGCATTCACGATGGGTGCGGAGATCGCAGCGCGTCATGCTGTACCTGCCATCGCGGCAATCCGCTTTGCTGAGTAAATGGCGTTGTTCGTGATTTTCCGCTGCCAAGCGCCGTTCTTCGGCGACCAGTTCCAGGCTGCGCCCTTCAGTTCGGCGATAATTTCAGGAGCGGGTTTGCCATCGAAAATGAGTTGCAGGCGTTCGATATCGTGATTGGCGACGATCAGAACGTCACCGACGACGGACTCTTCCTTCCCGGTCTTGGCGCCTTCGGGCTTGGGAGGAGCGACATACCCAACGGCCTTGATCGCCCTAATGGAAGCGGCAAGGGCGCGATCCTGCCAGTCGTAAAGTTCCTTGGCCTTGTTCTCGTAGGCTCGCCAAATCTTCTCCTGCCGAGCAACCGGAAACCTTGCCGGCCCCGCGATCATTGTCGACATCATCCGGCTACGGGATGCCCAAACCGCAGAAAGGCGCTTGATATAGTTTTCGCGGTAGCGCTCTGATTGAGCTTCCGCCTCTGCCATCCGTTCGTCGGTATCGGCGACCGCCGCCAGCTTGGCGTTGAAATTTGTGATATGAGCTACGTAGTCTGTGACTTCGCTTTCGGCCCGACGCTCGGGGCTATGGCTCGTGCCAGCATGAGCGCGAATGGCGAGTTGCAAATCGACGTCGGTCCGCTCTGGCTTGCGAAAGGCTTCCATCACGCACCAACCTTCTGCAGGCCCTGCGTGCGGTGATCGAGTGTTCCATAAGTAGCTGGATGGGCCGGCTTATCGGCTTCGAGATCATCGTTCCAGAGAGCCCATGCGCGGCTATTGAGGACGAATGCCGGGAAAACGTGGCTGTCGGCGAAGTCGAAATTCTCGGCGTCGGCGCGATAGAGATATTGGCGGGCGACTTCTTCGGTGATGTCTTCTGGAACGCCCATAGTTTCGGTGTTGAGGCGGTAGATGCGCGTCACGTCGTCGGTCATTTCGTCGAGGACATGCGACGTCGTCATTGTCTTGCCGAAGAACGGGCTTTCGCCAAAGAACGGCTTTCCGCCGCGGATGGTCTGAACAGTGATCAGGGTTTCGTTTGCTTCGATCATGAACTTGCGCATTGCCGTTCCTCATCTTGCGCCCGTTTCTCTGCTTCGCCGGTTGGCGGGGTCATTCGGTGCGCTGTTGATGAGTTGGACAATAAATCCAATTAGTTTGCCAGTCAATCGCGATTTGGATTTATTTTCCAGATAGCGAATCAGACTCGACTCTTTTCTCTCGTTCTGGCTTCATAAGAACAAAAGGAGAACAGAATGCACCTAGCGGTTTTGAGAACAGCAGCTCGCTTCGCCCTTCAGATCAGGTGTGACAACTGCTTGCGAGAGAGCGAAAGGGTAGTGGAGCTGCCGGTAGGGGACGATGTACCAAGGGACGCTGACGAGCTGATAGCGAGCGTCTTCTTGGAGCGAATTCCGTTCAGGTGCCAGCCGTGCGGCGGCGTGATCGGAAGGCTAATCGGTATCGATGGAGGATACGACTATGGATGTTGAGCGCGAGGTTTTAGAGTTCGTTATTGTGCCGCCGTTTGAAAAGCGCGCGGCCGTCGCCGCAGCGAAGGATCGGCTAGAGAACTATCTCAGTCAACGATTTCCTGGCTACGCCTTCAAGGTCGGCCCATTCGCACCGGTCGGCGATGACGAAGAGTTTTGCGTGCTACCATTGATGAACTTCATCGGGGATGATGGCCATTCGTACATGTGCGTTCCGCCGAAGCGGTGGCTGCTGCAGGATATCGCGGATGCTTGTGCGGAATTTGATCTAAAAGGCCTTCGCCATTTCGCGGCCTAGCGATGCCGTGGCGCGGGCAACGTGATGAAACTCGACTTCGGTCGCTGTTCAACGGTTGAAATGTGGGCCGAGTCTCGATGGCAAATCTGGAATATGGGCATAAAAAATCCCGCTCTAAGCAGGGGCGGCCCGGTCTAAAAAAAATAAATTGTCGCAGTTGCTATTTTGACCGGCTTTACTGCGTTCTCTGCGTGCTGAAAGCAGCAACGCTGATAGCATGAATTCTAGAGCAAATCAATACCGTTATGGCAAAAATCAATTTGACGCTGGCGTCATTTTAACGAATTTAGTTCCTATATAGCACTTGTACAGAAAGAAAGGAGACCGCTGTGAGCATTAAATCATCAGCTTTTGGCGGAGTCACCTTGACTGGCGAAGACGCCAAGAAATTCATCAACCAAGTAACCTACGGTCGCCCTAAAAAAGAAGCCGTAGAATCTTTGGCGCGTGGAAGCAACATGGCGAAGGAATTCGCTAAAGAGGGCAAGGTTTCACTCCGAATGGAAGATGGCAAATTCGTGTATGGCCGGTAGTCAGGTCTCGGAAATTGCCATAAGAAATATAGAACCCGGAGACAAAATCTCCGGGTTTATTTTAGCTGGTAAGCATAATCGACCACTCAAGTCCTTTCTCAAGAGAGAAGCCCATCACTTGGAAGGCAATAGCCTCGCACGAACTTATGTGGTGGCAGAATCTGGCTCTATTGATGTAATGGGATTTATCACATTGATCGCTGGCGATGTAAAAGTGACTGACACTCCAGGCACAACCCATAACGGCGATTTTAATTTTCGATATCCTTCTTATCCCGCAATAAAAATAGCGCGTCTTGCCGTTTCCGATCCTCACCAAGGAAAACGATTGGGAAAATTGTTGATTGGGTTCGCGCTGAACGTGGCGCAGGAGCAAATTTGTCCGGCTGTCGGCTGCCGTTTCGTTACTGTAGATTCTAAGCGGCAATCCGTGGCGTTCTACGAAAAATGTGGTTTCCGCCTTCTTGATACGCCGGAAAATCTCCAGAAAAAGGAACCATTCATGTTTATGGATCTTAGGCAGCGATAAGTCTTCAGTCCTGTTAGAACCCCGGCATTTCGTTCATCACGCGCCGCACCACAGCAATTACCGCGACCGTCACGCCTTCGTCGGCCTCATGGTCTCGCCGTACGATGATCGGCTTATGCTTCGGATTGGTCGATCGAGGATGGAATTCGGCCCGATCCGTGAAGAGCTCAAGCTGCTTTACCGACCATTCGCGAAAATGGCCGCCGTCACGCTCCCGTTGGACAACAACTACCATTCCCGATTTCAATTCGACCAGGTGCTCGACGTCTTCGTAGGCGATGCCGACGAGCCGGCTGCCTGGAAAGATCGGGAGAGGGCGCAGATCATTCATGCTGTCGCCGGCTACGTCAAAAACGAGCTGCCTGGCATTCGGAAATAGCTCGTCCCGCGGTAACGCAACTTCTTCCGGCTCCGATTGATCAAACTCATCGACCTCACGAAATGCGCCGGCTTCGACAACGCCCGCCACGCGGCCCATCACCATCCCGACAGCGACTGGAGATAGCTCGCTTTCAGCATCGATACCGTCGCGAAGCCAGATCAGCGGCTTGCCGATCGTCGTTGCCAAAACTGACATCACATTTCCGCGTGGGTTGTCAGTATCGCCGCGCAGATATTTGTTGATGCTGTCGTAAGGTATACCAGAACGTCGCGCGAGCTCGGCCTTGTTCCAGCCCAGCTCGTCCATTCTTTTTTGCAATCTTTCCCACCATTTCATGCGGGCGATCATATCGTAGGATTTAATTTCCGGTTTGGAGATAACGTCCATTGCAGTTGGATTTAAAATCCTATATGAGTGTTGGGCATGAGCACTTTTCGAACCATCATTGAGATCACCAAAGATTGCGGCGGCGCTCGTCGGATCAGCGATGCTAGCGGCCCGTTGAACCACAGGAACAAACGACCGCTGACAATCGATGCGGTGTACAAATGGGCAATAACGGGAATCCCGGATCGACATTGGCCCTTGATCATGTCGCTGACGGATACCTCTCCTGAAGAATTGCACGCTGCGAACTGTGCTGCCCGAGGCGTGGAAATCGGGGAGACCGCGGCATGAATAGGCAGAAAAGCATTTATTTCTTGAAGCCTGTCGGGATGAGCGGCCCGATAAAAATCGGCTGTTCGCGGTTCGCGAAAGACAGGATCTTGGAAATTTCCAGGCAATCTCCTATCGCGTTGGAAATCGTTTGCACCATTCCAGGAGACGGCAAGACGGAGCATGCTCTTCATCGGCTTTTTGCTTCTTGCCATTCGCACTTGGAGTGGTTCCACGCCAGCCCAGAGTTGCTCGAATTCATTGATCGCCTGAACGGTGGAGTTGCGCTTAGCGAGATCGTTGATGTCGCTGAGATCAAGGGGCCTCATCCTCAATTCTCCCGTTGCGGCAAGCGGCGTCCGAAATTGGAGGTCGCAGCATGAATGCCGACAAGCAACTCAAAGCTTATATCGACCGCGTTCTCCGCCTCAAGGAAGAGCAGGATGCTCTCGGGCAGGATATCCGTGAAGTCTATGCTGAGGCCAAGGCCGAAGGCTACGACAAGACTGTCATGGGCAAGCTCGTTGCCCATCTGCGCAAGGTGCTGAAGGAAGGCGACGGCGCAGTTGCTGAAGCGGAAAACGTCTTCGATACCTATCTGCAGGCTTACCAGCGTGCGTCTGGCATGGCAGTTGCTACGCACGCGCATGAAGAAGACTTCGACCCTGAAACGGGCGAAATCCTCGACCGTGATGCACGCCGTCGTCAGCGCACGACCGCAGCCATGGACGATCACAAAGCTCTCGTCGACGAGATGGCCGACGCCGGCCTGATCTCCGGAGAAGGTCGTCAAGAAAATAAAGCCCTCGCGGATGCCGTCGCTACCAAGTTTGGCAACCGTCCCGCTCAGGCACTCCAATCCCCGCGCAAGGCGGCGGAGGCGGTATCCGAGAGGACCGCATTCACGAGCGCAACTATAGCGCCCGTTTTGGTCGAAGCCGATAAGGCAGAGGCTGTGGCTGGGGAATTGGGGCAACCTGAGACGATCCCAGCTCTGACCGTCCAGCATGACGGCGTGAACGTCGGCGGCCCCGAAAGGGCAGGCGTGACAGTTGTCGGTACCGAGAGCGGAACCGTCGCCAATTTCGAGATGCACCAGAGGCCCTCGACCAACGATGAGCCATCCCCAGAGGCAGGTCCGCAAGCCGAAGCCTCTCCAGCCGGGACAGGATCCGGGATGCTTGCGGATCGTGAGGGCCGCCACGAAGGGGAGGCGGCTTCGGCCGACCTCCCCACCAATTCCGAAATCGATCCGAGTGAGGATCGCAGAGAAGGCCAAAGCCCTGACGACGGGTTGAGCGTCGTTGGCGCCAACACAGGAGGCGACGATGTAGATGGCAGCGTAGAGCGCGCGCCCGGGCAACAGCAGGGCAATACCTCGAACACGGCCGGAGCCCTCGTCAACCAAGCTCCGGCCATCAAGCATCGGTTCAGACCGAATTGCCAGCATCGAGACCACTGCAGATCCGGAACGGTCGATCATTGCCATTCCTGCAAGCAGGCGATGCGGGAAGGTGAGGCGGCATGAACGTTCTCGTGACCCACGACGGCACCATCATCATCACCGATCCAAAAACAGGGAAGTCGGCCTCCGGTCGCACGCGCGAGGAAGCTGAGGCAAATCTTCGGAGGCGGCATGAGCTTAGGTGTGTCTTGTTTCTTCATAGCGATTGCCACGGGCCTTTTCTTCGGAGCTGGGCTGTTGCTGATCAAGCGCATCAAGCCGCGCGATCCCGAAGTCACAAACTCAGGAGCGGTCGAAGGCGACGACCGCCATTTCCGAAAATACTGAATTCGAATGGGCGCGTTACTCCTCCTCCCAGCGCGTTCCTAGATCGTCCCGGCCGTCCTCCTCCCTGGTCGGGACGATCGCTCTAAACCTCGGGAACTGAGTTGACAGGCGCATCAATACTGCAGCCGTCGCGGTTCCCAGAGAGATGAAAGAGGCTGGTGGCGACGGCGGTTCGCCACCAGCAGCAGAGGCCGAAATAGCGGCGGATCGGCTCTGCGGAAACGGAATTACGGTTGGCCCGAGCGGCGGACCAGACGACGGGACATCGGTCCCTGCAAGGATTTCAGCCCCGTCGTCATCAATACCAGTCCTGCGCATTCGGAAGTCTCCTTGGAACGAGACAACCAATCGCACAGGAGAACGACAACGTGGCGTCGAACGACCGCGAGATCTTGTCGAACAACGACAAGGGCAAACGAAACAGGAAGCAGGGCATGAGTGACGTTTGTTTAGCCCAGAACCTAATGAGAGACGCCTTCCCAGCGCGGCGATACGGGAAGGTCGAAGCAGCCTTTTACGAGGCGCATCGCTTCATTAGCCGGCGGGTCAGCAAGGAATTTACGCTCCGGCGCGTCCGTTCAATCTGGGAAGGGACGGCCCGGCGGATTGATAGCGAAGAAATGGACGCCCTCAGGGCGGCTCTGGTCGAGGAGAGCAGGCGTGAACAAAGAGAACTTACCGCCCGTCTGGCTTCGCTGGATGAAAAGATTGCCGCTTTTGAAGCGGCTGCGCATCGCCAAGCGATGGCGCGCCAAAGCCAAGAAATGGGCCGATAGGGCTGACTGGATCATGGGGGATTGAGTAGATGCAGCGCGGCGCGATCAACCTAACCTTACCTGTTGCCTCTCCGGCGCGGCTCAACCACACGCAGCCGGTCGATCAAGAGTTTGTTGAAGTCGACCCGATCCGCGCCGAAGTGCGCACGGCGATGACAGTTGGGACAAACTCCAATGACATTTTTTGGGTTATCTGGGCCGCCATCGGAAAGTCGATGAACATGGTGGCACTCGATGTACCAACTCTTGTCGGCCCGTTGAAAAGGGCCTCTGTTCCTGCAGTGTTCGCATTCTCCCTTCGCTCGTGCCAGGACGTAATCTCTTACGTCCCGGCTTCGCGAGTAAACGGAGCGGTTCGCGGGGTTTCGCTCTGGAGTTGGCTTGGCCGCTTCGTACGCTCTGCGCCGAAGCTCATCAAGGTCGACTTGGTCGTTCGGGACTATTGGGTCGATGTGATCGATGTTGTCGGCGACGTCGCCGACGCGCCGAAGTTCGAAAACAATGGCATCTCGTATGTTGTTCTTCCGGTCGGGTGCAGGGCGTATGTGATGGCGTTCATACACCATCTCACCTTCATATCGCAGCCCACCAACAACGGACGTGAAAAGGTGGATCGCTTCACCGCTTTCCCAGGAGTCGACGATCGCGCGATTCCCAGCCTTCATCACCATATGGCCTTCCTGACCCTGGCCGAAGTACTCAAACACGCCATCTGGTCGCCAACGGTCTACATAGCCGTGTTCGTGGCCCTCTTCGCCGCTAACAAGGAAAATGACGGGAGTGTCTGCCGGCGTGATGATGCCGCTGCGTCGCTGCCCATTGTAGACGCCATGGATATCCGCGGCGCGGTTGTAAATCTGGCCAATAACAAACGGCATTTGGTCCGATCTCCTGTGATGCTTGCACTTATCGGTTGCGGACCTTTCCGCAACGTTAAGGAGGCCGCATGACAGAACCACAAGAAATGATCGCTTGGCTTGACCGCCGCATCGCCTCCGCCATGACCTGGCTCGACGACCATGGGCGTCAAAGCAAACGTCCGCGTCCGGAAGGCGAGATCGCCATCAAGGAATACGACATCGCTCGGTTTGAGGAGATCAAGACCGCGTATCTGAAGGCTTTGGCGAAAAGGGATGCGGCATGACCTCACTCGTCGAAAATGTAAATATTGCTCTCTTTCAGCGCAGCAATGAATGCTTCTCTGGCATTCTCAGCTTCGATCTTTCCGTCGTAGGCGTCCAGCAGCGCTTTTTTGGCTACTTTGAAAGCGCGGCCCCTCTCTTCCGCTGGCCATCCTTGCAGCAAGTATTCGGTGGCCCTTTCCACGCTGTTGATGCTCAAGCGCTGCCCGACCTTCTGCGTCTCCACCGTGACGGGCTTATTCCACCATGTGCGTGTCATAGCCTTGTTCCTCCTGCGGGAGAACTTGCCGGTTCAGTGATTGTTCCGGGGAGGGCTGCATGACCTGGTTCTTCGATCCCTTGCTACCGCTTCATTACGAGATGATCGTTATCGATCCGCCTTGGGGCTTCGACCTTTACAGCAAGGAGGGCGCAAAAAAGTCTGCCTTGGCAAAATACGATCTGATGAAGGATGCTGCGATCCTGGCGCTCCCCGTCGGGGCGCTCGCCAGCATGGATTGCCTTCTTTATTGCTGGGCCACCGCGCCGCAACTTCCGTTGGCGATCGATTGTGTCAAGGCGTGGGGTTTCGAATACAAGTCCCTCCTAGTCTGGCGCAAAACGACCGTGGCCGGCAAAGTCCGGATGGGCACAGGCTATCGCGTCCGCACGACTGGCGAGGTGATTGTTGTCGCCACGCTCGGGAATCCGAAGCAGTCCGCAATCCCTCAGACCATCTTCGACGGCGTCGCCCGCGAGCATAGCCGAAAACCTGATGAGTTCTACGCCCTCTGCGATCGCGTCATGCCGCACGCGCGCCGCGCCGATGTCTTCGCTCGCGAAAGCCGTCCGGGTTGGCATGCCTTCGGCAACGAGGCCACCAAGTTCGACGAGGTGGCTGCATGACAAGGCATATCTTTCTCAACGACTACGATCGTCTCTCATCACTTTGCGGTTCCCGCAAGGGAGGCCGCGAAAACGGCCTCCGATGGCCCGATGCTATTCTAAGGAGTTATGCGGCCGCCGCCGGTGGGCGTCTTGATCATCCAGGGCTGAACTTCCGGCCGCTTCATGAGGATGCCCTTCTTGTTCCCAAAGGCTCGAATTGCATCGCGTGCCACCTCAAGCGGCTTATGTCCATCGTGGGCCATATAGCAGGTCTTGAGTGCCGCTTCATGCACGAGGTCTCGGCCGTTCTCCGGCCAGTCTTCGAGAAAATCGATGGCGTCCGCCAAAGAAAATATTGCCCGAACCAGGCCTTCCCGTTCCTTCAGATAGATTGGACGATCAAAGTTAGTGTTCATCGCTACCTCACTGAAAACGTTGGTGATCAACAAGGATGGCGCCGAAGCATAGCGCCGGCTGAAAATGTATTTTCTCGCGTTTTCCGTTTCAATGCATCGCAGGTGAAAAAAATCAGAGGGATGTGCGCATGACATTCCTCGAAGCCTACACCCTTCATGGTCCCGACGTTGAGCGCATAGCGCGCGACCTTGGCATCACTCCACCGGAAGCCGACCGGCTCATCAATGAGGAATTGAACCGCCGGCACGAAGAGCGCCGGCGCCCCAATCGCCTGTCATATCATCGCGATTACAATCTCCGGTCCCGCGACCAACTGCGCGAAATCAGCGCCGGGAGGTCGGCATGACGCGTTTCGCCCAAGTCGATATGAACGTCGTCGCACCGCTTATGCCGGGTGACAAAGTCGCCGGTCGCGTCGCCGCAAGAGGTGAGCATTTCGAGTTTAAGCCTTCGGCGAACGGCAAAGTTCATTCCGACCTTCCTCTTCGCTTTAGGTCGCCGACAGACGTTGAAAAGCTGCTGCCGACCTTTGTTGATCTTTGCGGTACCTCAATAGGTCGCCTGAAGGTCATGGGCATTGCGGTCGACATCACCTCGACGAGCGGCCAATGCTGGGTTGTCCGCTGCGTTTGCGGCGCATACGAAACCAGAAAGGCCAAATATATCAAGTCCTGCGTCGCAGGCGCCAATCCTGGTGAGCATGAACCAATGTGCGACTGGTGCGGCAAGACCCGTAAGCTCCAGATGGGAATTGGCGTGCATCGCAGCGAGCCGCTCGTGAAAGTCGAGGGCTACAAATGACCGAAGCCGTTCGAGAAATCTCCTTTCATCTGCCGATGCCGCCCTCGTTGTGGAAGCTCTATCAGGGCCGCGGTTTCACGATGCGCCGATCTAGGGAATACAAGGATTGGATCGAAGAAGCCGGGTGGATGCTGATCGCGCAGCGAAATCGTGGCGGAAAGTTTCGTCGCTTCCCCGGCGATGTCGCTGTGAGGGTCGAAGCGTATCGCGGCGCAAACAAAGGTCGCGATATCGACAATATCCTCAAGGGCATTCTGGATTTGCTTCAGTCCACCGGCACAATCTCGAACGACAAATGCGTCGTCGACCTTCACGCGCGTTGGGTTGATGAAGGCGTTCCCTGCACTGTTACGGTAAGGGACGCAGCATGAGCAACCGCGCTTGGATGCCACTCCACATTGCCGATTATCTCGCCGACACAGGGCACCTGACCGCTACAGAGCATGGCGCTTACCTGCTTTTGATCATGCACTATTGGCAGAACGGCCACCTGCCGGAGAACGAGCGCGTCATTGCCCGTATCGCCAAGCTGACGCCGGAGCAGTGGGAAGAGAGCCGAGACATGCTCGCCATGCTCTTTGGCCCCGGCTGGAAGCACAAGCGCATTGACGCCGAGCTTTCCAAGGCAGACGAGATCATCGAAAAGCGGCGGTCAGCAGCAGAAGCGCGCTACTCCAAAGGGAAGAAACCGACATCAGATGCAAGTGAACTGCATATGCAAAGCACTTGCAGTGATACGGGCGCGTTACCGACAACCTCTGACCTATCCTCACTTCGTTCGGAATCTGAAAAAGAAAGCGCGCGCGCAATTTTCGATGATTGGTTTTCATCGTGGCCTTCTGCTGCCAGCGATGACGCAGACGCTGCGTTCAAGGCCTGGTCGGCCTTGTCGGAAGACGACCGTTCACTGGCTGTTTCCAAGACCGTTCCGTACCTCGAAGCAGCCAGGGGCGGCGGTCGCACCGTGACATGCTCGGCTGCCAAGTATCTCGGCAAGCGTATGTGGCGTCAGATACCGGCCAAGCCCGCGGAACCTCCTCCCAAACCAGCAAAATCGGTGATCTCGACCGCCGCAAACTACCAGTCGAGAGAGGAATACATCGCTGCCGAATTGGTGCGGTCCAAACGGAGTTTCGAATTATGAACATGCACAACGCAGAGCTTATCCGCACAGAACTTAACCGCCAACACCGGCACTACGCTGAGATCCGTGAACGACTGTTCGGAAAGCCTTCAAAGGCCGAGACCACAGCGAAAGTTACATCTGACGACGACCAGATCGCCGCTGGCATGCGAACAATGATCAGCAAGCTTACAAAGGAAGTCCGGTTTCTTCGGGAGTGCCTTCGCCACTCAGCATCAGCCGACCAACGGGTGAAGGAGCTGGAGCTTTCCCTCGCTGACGCCCATGCCCGCATTCTTGCCCAAGCTGAAATGCTCAAGGTGCAAGAGCAACCAGAGGCCGACGTCGATGAGGAAAACCAGCCTGTGGCGCGCCGGCCGGTGCGCATCATCGCTGAGGAGGTGCTTCAAGACTATCCCGGCATAACCTCGGAAGACGTGAAAGGCATTCGACGGGTTAGGAAGCTGATCAAGCCGAGAAAGGCCTGTATCCGTGCTGTTTTTGAGGAGCGGAAGGATTTGTCATCGGTGAAGATCGGCAAACTCTTCGGTGGTCGAGATCACTCCACGATCCTGCATTCGATCAAGACCGCACCATGATCGATATCCCGGCCGATGATCTGAAAATCGAGGTTTGGCTCTATACCCGGCATTCACCAGCGTGGCGGCCAGCATGTCGGAACCTGTCCCGGCGTCCGCATCACGCATCTGCCCAGCGGCATCCATGCCTATGTCGACATCGGCCGCTCCCAGCACATCAACAAACTCATCGCCTTGGACATGATCATGGCGGCGATCACTCACCCGAAATTCCGATAACCGAGCGGCGGCTCAAACCACGAGGGCAATGAAATGGCGGCAGCGGCAAAGAAAACCCGAAAGAGGGCGGCGAAGGCGGTTCGATCCTTCAAGGATCTCATCCCGGCAAATCTGGATAATGAATTCGATGGGCTCGGTAATCGCCATTCGGAAATCAGGATAATCGAAATCGACAACCCCCATTATAGCCGTGTCCACGCTGGCGCATCAGGCAATCCGAAGACAGTATCGGCTGCGCTGAATCTGCGCGAAAGCCCAATCGCCATGATGGCCGCAAAAGGACACCTCGAGGTCCATCAGGTCGAGGCCGCTGTTAAATTCCGCAGGTTGTGGGAGGCGCTTGGAGGCGCCGGCGCCGGCTCGTTCGACTATTCTCGTGAACATGTCGACGGAGGCGGAGTTCGTGAACCTATAACCGATCGGCAGATCGACGCGGGGCAGAAGCTGAAAAGTTGCCAGATGCACATCGGTATTCGCGCGTTTGGTATCGTCGAAAAAGTGGCAGGCGAGGGTGTCCCAATTTCAAAGCTTGGCAGCACTCATCGTGAGAAAACAACGCTTGCCGACTATCTTCGCCATGCCCTCGATGACCTTGCAGACCTGTGGGGAATGAAGACGCGGGCAAAATAGGCTCTTGCCAACTTATAACCTGATGGATATGATTCAACCATGATGGTGATTTGCGCAAGGCGCTCACCAAATCAATCCAACAAATTTACGCAGGCAAGGCAAACGGTAAGCCGCGTGGCTCATAACCTCGAAAGATCCGGTTCGACTCCGGAGCCTGCAACCAGATGGTACAGTGCTGCGACCAAGGCCATCATGGGATTCTCGCAGCCGTAGTGGCAGAGTGGTAGTGCCGGGAACGGTAGAGACGCCTGGATGCCTTGGGGATGCGAAACCGGTCAGTACGTCGATGTATGTCGGCGGAATACCGGCCCCGGAAATTCACAGATCGGGAAGAGGTGACATCTATCCGCCCATACTACGGTATGGCTTCCCGGTATCAAATTCGGGCCATGGCTCGATAGGCCGAAGTGCGGTGACCGTAACCACGCGGTGTCGCGAGTAGGCCACCCCATTCGAGGCGAATGCCTCAACAAAATCCCGTTGACGAGTCATGGTAGGCCCAACGGGACCGGAACCGGCCCTATCGAGTGTTTGCCCACTCTTTAGGGCCGATTTCATCAATTCGCCCAATAGGGCAACGAGATCGGGAAGAGAGCCCAGAACTCTAAAACGAACGCGCCGTTTAACTAGGACTCTGGATCTTCGACCAGAAAATCTTCAAGTTTCGCTCCCTTTGCAAGTCGATCTTCAAGCCAAAAGGGCTTCTTACCAACACCTCTCCAGACGTTGCCCTCATCGTCTTGATAGAGCTTCAATTTTCTTGGTCTAGTTTCTTTTCTTCGCTTTCTCTCGGGTGGCGCAGTTACATCTTTTTCGAGGGCGTCCAGAGCTTCCAACTCAGCGAGAAGCTGAGCTCGCCGGCGGTCAAAGAAAGTTGTCTTAGCTTCGTTTGCTTTTGCGATGATCTCATCAAGTTCAGCCAGGGAATAGAGTGAGAAATCGAGCTCGCTCAAGCCTGTGGAACCAGTAGGTCCGGTGATTTCCGCGCGGCGCGTCATGGTCCGCTTTTTTGTAGGTATTGTCTCTGCCTTCACCTCGTCCACCTTCGCCAATCGACTCGAATATTCGGGAACCACAGAAGCCGGGGCGGCTTTCTCAGAAAGCGAACCACGGCGCCTCTTTAAGTATTCCGCCGCTTCTTGTGGCGTTTCAAAGTCGCGATCGCCTTCAGGCGTCTTGATGGTCCATGATTTCTGCATGTTCGCTTGTAGTCCGGTCCGCTTGATAGACTCCTATCAAAGAATGCTTTTATCGATAGCCACTTAAAAATCTATCTAACTTCTTCCTTACGTCTTTAAGACCGCGGTACGAAAGTGAATTAGGGACCTAATCACGCGTTCAGGGCCATATGCTTCATGTCGGAGCAGAGCAGCCCGGTACCTCGCCGGCCTCATAAGCTGGAGGCCTCAGGTTCAAATCCTGCCTCCGCAACCAAATTCGCGCAAGCGCTGGAACACCTCAGATCGGGAAATATCCTGTAGGCCGGAACCGGCAATCATGAGCCAGGGGCGCGAAACAAATCTGGAAGGCGGTGTGACCCGCCGATTTGAGAACGAAGGGCGCTCGATAGGGCAAAATGATCCTTGGCCTTCCAGACCAATTCCTCACCAGAGGATAGGACGGCGGATAGCTATTCGTGAAGGTTGGGGTTCGTGCTCGGCCGTTCCGTCCTATATAATTCGTAAGCGCGTTCGCGCAAACTCTTTCAGAGCCCCGGGATTGGGTTTGGTGGGCTAGGCAAGTGCAATTGCTTCGTCAGCTTTTGCGTTTTCTCATGAATTTCCTGAGTTGTCTTTTGTATGTCTTGGGAAGCGGGATTGGGGGACGTGGCAGATAGCGGATTAAGCGCACTTAGACCCGGTGGTGGGTCCTTGAGAAGCTTGTCTACCATTTTTTCAAGCTTGTCCGATTGCTTGTTGATGTCTGCCACTGGATCTCCAAGCAAATTCGCAATGTTCGGTGGAAGCTGCGGTAAAGGCAGCTTCAGGAAGTTTTCCCAATTTGGAATGTTGTCTCGCACATAGTCAACGGCGACGATTGCAATGTAGACGACAACCAGAAAACGGATAAGGCGAAACATTAGCGCAGCCTCCGGATGAATGTGAAAGTAATACCACAGATCACATGCAGACGGATAATGAAAAGGTCAGGCGCTATACTAAGCGTTTCCATCGCTGACGAGGAATGCGCCTGAAGTGTGAAAACGCCCGCGCTATGCTGCTCTCGGTCCCGCGTCGGCGCGGACCTAAATTTAGACCTCGCAAAAAGGCCCGGTTATCTGCCGGGCCTTTGTTGGAAGTAATTATCGGCAAACACGCTCCACGGTAACGACACGATGGCCGTGGTGCCAACCGACCATTCGCTTTGTAAAGCAGTCGTGGCGATGACGGTTATGGCCCCAATCGCCGTGGTCATAGTGGCGATGGTGGTGGTAATACCCGTCATCGGCCAGCGACGGGGCGGTCGTGGCGACGAGCGAGGCCAAGGCTACTGCTGAAGCGATAAAGAACTTGTTCATGGATTTCCTCCGAACATTTTGCTCTTGTACAACGTCCTAGGGGTGACGTTGGTTCGACCCTAGACCTAAAGGGATGAATAAAGCCTGACGTGAGCGTTAATGTCAGCTTCAGGTGGCGAAGAGATCGGGAAGAGGTGTCATCTATCCGCCCATGCTACGGCATGGCTTCCCGGTGCCCAATCTTCAGCCCGATCGGCATAACTGCTGGTCGGGATTTACTTCGCCGCTTCCTTGACGATGGGAACCAACTCCAAGGGCAGAAAGCCAGATTTTAACGGGCTTTCCGAAGCGAAATGTATCAGCGCCCACCGAGCGGCCGCAATATGGACTGGCCGAACCGGATTCTTGCCGCTCTCAATGTCCTGGTAGCTGCGAAGTGGCATTCCCATTGCTGACGCAAAGGCGGTCTGGGTAAGGCCAGCGCCTTCACGATAATATCGAAGCAGGTTCTCGCCTGCTGCGGTTGTCGTCGCCCAATTCATTGAAGGGTCTCCTTCGATCTGCTATAAGGCTGGGAACCGGAGAGGTGGCTAGACCCCTCCGGCCCCCGGTTTACCGACCGATGGAGAGTGTCAGTCTCCACTTGCCGATCCGGACTTGGAGTGTGAGCTTAACGCCCATTTGGATCTCCTTGTCCTGCCGAAGCGGGATTGCTTCGGTGATTTTGTTATCGCATAACCACGTATTACGTGCAAGCGAAAAGTACGTAATACGTGTGAAATATGAAGCCGCCCGGTCAGCGCTGGGCGGTTTTTGCATTTCGGTAAATTGTTGATAAGCAAGCCGCGATCTGCAGGACTTGTACGAGCATCGGTAGGTAGTCAGATAAGCTGTGAGCCATTGGCAACACCTCCTTTCTGGATGTTCATCCATATGGGGAGACGTAACCTGCGAATGGTTGTTTTCACCACCGCGCTGAAAAGGCCAGCTCTGTCACTTTCGCGTCGATGTAGCTCGACGACCTGAAAAGCTGCAATTCGGCGACACTGTCATGTGCTTGAAGCGCGGGCCGTCGCTATTCGGTCTGACATAGCGCCCACACTCAGGGCAGACATAGATGGAGCTCATGCGATAGATCGCATCCCTGATGTGGCAATCCTCAAGCTCGCCCATCAGATTCCGTCGCTTTGCCATGACCATCTTCGCCATCCGCAATATCCCAAGGTTAACCCATGCCAGTCCTGAAAAATGACCGGTGTGAGAAATTCGCTCAAGTGTTAGAAGTTTCTAGCTTGTCCCAAGTTTCGCAGATCTCAACCAGCTGTCTGCGATAGATTAAGCCTGGTAGTTGCCGACGTTAGTTGGATGATAAAGTTGAATTTTTTCTGGGTCAGTGACAATCGCAGGCCCTCATCTTTAACTTGCGAAAGATCGATCGCCTTGAGAAAGAAGCCGGTTGCCAACAAAAGCCACCGCGCTAGGTCAAACGTGAAGGCAACTACGATTTTTTCACTCGCAAATGGGCCGATCATAGTAAGGTTGTCTGGCGAAATAAGTTGCATGAACGGATCGATATGCGTCCCGTGTCCGCTGAAGAAGTCGTATGCTTCTTTGCGCACTTTTTCTTGTCTGCCGTCCAGGTTGTCGAGAGTTTCTCGGATCTTGACCGGTTTAAACTTCTTCTTCCTATCGGCTTCAGAACAGGTTCGCCATTCAGTTATCTGTTCTGGCTGTCTCTGGAAAAGGTCTAACAGGAACGACACTTCAACAATGTCCCGGATCATCGCCAATGCCGGCTGATAGTAACCAGAATAGGCGCAGCTCGCGGCTGCACCCGCATCATTCAATACCCGGATGCCAAGGCGCAAAATTACCACGTCATCCTCGCGAGAAAAACTCTCGATCCTCGCAAAATCTGAGATCACATCGATGCAGGAACTGGCCGCATCTAGATTTTCTTGGGCCTGCTTGGACTGTTCCAGAAATCCCGAGTTTTGGCCGTGTATTGCGCTAACGTCTAACAACATTACGATGCGCCCAGTTCAGGATCACAATCAGTTCTCTCCTTATAAGACAACTATATGTGGTGAGAGGCGGCAATCAAAATCTGAATTTAATCACAGCGGAAATCAAGATGCGCGGTGAATTGGGGGTGCCGCAACGGCCGATGCCTACAGAGGATATGCTTGAGGATACCGGTATTCGGTTCGAGCCGGCACCTGATCTTCTGCAATGGGCTCGCTCCACCTTCATCGATGAGAATGCCGACCTCGTGAACGAAGATCACGCTCACCTTCGGGTGGCAACGATCGGTATGCTCTAGACCAATGTCCAGAATGGCCGGAACGGTCGCCGCATCATCGGCCAATGTGAAATGGGATCGCCGCCGGCCGGCAAATGGTCCCGCGCCAGGATTGAGCTTCAGCTCATCCAATGGTTCGGTGGCGCGCCCGACTTTCTGCTGACCTTCGACGCGGACTATGCGTCCATCTGCTCAGATGCTGAATTCTGCGCCTTGGTAGAGCATGAGCTTTACCACGCCGGGCAAGAGCGCGATGCGTTCGGCGCTCCAAAGTTCCGCAGGATGACGGGGCTGCCAGCGTTCACCGTGAAAGGTCATGATGTCGAAGAATTCGTTGGTGTCGTTCGTCGCTATGGGGCAGATGCCGCCGGCGTCCGCGCAATGGTCGATGCGGCCAACCAAGCACCCGAAATATCACGGGCGAGTATCGGCCATGTATGTGGGACATGCCAGTTGCGCGTCGCCTAGCGTCTCCGCAATAAAAAGCGATCGTTGAATTTCTCTCGAAAATCTTCGAGGACTTCCTCGAAGCGGTTAAAACCTTCCGTGCGCATAAGGGTAGCGAAATTGATGCTGGGATCGGTTCCCTTCACGGCTGCCCAGTAGTAGCTCACCATTCCCGCGGCGTCCCGTTCACGCATTCGCATGATCGTATATCTGACGCCTTGCTTGAGGCGATCTGATGCAGAGGACGACGTGAGAATGGGATCGAACACCCTTTCATGCAGATAGGACATAATCTCTTGCTCTTTTGCTCCGAGGGTATTCGTCATTTCTGCTCCCCACCATTTGACCGGACTTTGACACACTGATGGCCAAAGCGAAACTCTCCGACGAGGTGAAGACCTACATCGTCCAAGCCCTGGCTTGTTTTGATAGCCCGTCGATCGTCGCTGCTGCAGTCAAGAAGGAGTTCGGGGTCGAGGTCAGCCGGCAATTGGCGGAAAGTCACGATCCGAACAAGAAGGCTGCCGCTGGATTGGCGCCCAAGTGGCGGGTTCTATTTGAAGAGACGCGCAAAACGTTCCTTGAGGACACCGCATCGATCGCCATCAGCCATCGCGCCGTCCGTCTCCGCGCTCTTCAGCGCATGGCAGAGAAGGCGGAGAACCAAGGCAACATGGTCCTGGCGTCGTCGCTCCTGAAGCAGGCGGCCGAAGAAGTCGGCGGTGCATACACGAACCGGCGCGAGATCACCGGCAAGGACGGCAAGGATCTGCCGACGCCTGTCTCTCCGGTGACCATCTTCCAGTTGCCCGACAATGGCAGGGGATGAGAAGGGCGCGGCAGCCCAAACGATTATCCGGCCGCAGCCGGGGCCACAGACGACCTTTCTGTCATCGCCAGCCGATATCGCCATCTACGGCGGGGCGGCAGGCGGCGGTAAGACATGGGCGCTCCTCATGGAGCCTCTTCGTCATGTGAGCAATCCCGGGTTCGGCGCCGTCTTCTTTCGGCGCAACCTGACGCAGGTTCGGAATGAAGGCGGTCTCTGGGATGAGAGCGAGAAGCTCTATCCGCACCTGAACGCGACGCCGCGGTCTGCGCCGGATCTGAGCTGGACGTTCCCCTCAGGGGCGGGCGTCGCCTTTGCTCACCTCGAGCATGAGAAGACGATCTACAACTGGCAGGGGTCGCAGATCCCGCTCATCTGCTTCGACGAGCTTACGCACTTCTCGGCAAAGCAGTTCTGGTACATGCTTAGCCGAAACCGTTCGATGTGCGGGGTTCGGCCCTATGTGCGGGCGACCTGCAACCCCGACGCAGATAGCTGGGTCGCCGAGTTCATATCCTGGTGGATCGATCAGGAGACAGGAATTGCAATTCCGGAGCGGTCCGGCGCCCTTCGCTGGTTCATCCGGATAGGCGATACGATCATATGGGGCGACAGCCCGGAAGAGCTCGCGCACCACGTCAATCCGTTGACCAGTGCGCCGATCCCGCCGAAGTCGGTGACGTTCATCCCGGCCAAGCTGAGCGACAATGCTCTGCTGCTGGCAGCGGATCCGGGGTATCTCGCAAACCTGATGGCCCAGCCGACGGTCGAGCGCGAGCGCTTGCTTGGCGGCAACTGGAAGATCAGGCCAGCCGCCGGTCTGCTGTTCCGCCGCGGTTGGTGCGAGGTTGTCGACGCTATTCCGGCCGGCGCGCGCTGGATGCGCGGTTGGGACTTCGGGGCTACGCCAAAGACCGAGAGCAACGATCCGGATTGGACGGCGGGCACGAAAGTCGGAAAGTTGCCAGATGGCCGCTTTATCGTTGCCCATCACGTCAGAGACCGCTTGTCACCATCTGGCGTCGAGCGGCTGCTGAAAAATACTGCGGACGCAGATGGCAAAGAGGTCCAGATCTCATTGCCGCAGGACCCAGGCCAAGCCGGCAAGTCTCAGGTCACGAACATGACGAAGTTGCTCGTCGGCTTCAATGTCAGGGCAACGCCTGAATCGGGCGACAAGATGACTCGCTTCGCTCCGTTCTCGGCGCAAGCAGAAGCGGGCAACGTTTTGGTACTCCGCGCGCCATGGAATGAAGACTGGTTTTCATCGCTCGAAAGCTTCCCGGAAGCCACACACGATGACGACGCCGACAGTACAAGCCGCGCCTTCAATGCGCTTTTGAGCGCAAGCACTTTCACGCTTGCCAATGTTTGAGGCCACATGGGAAACGTCATCTCGTTTATGCGCGACAGTCTGACGAGCTTGGTTTCCCGTATGGGGACGGACCGGGACAAGGCGGCAACGACCTTCTATACGCAGCCGATCCTCACCGATGAGCAAATCATTGCGGCCTATCGGGGGTCGTGGCTGCCCCGGAAGATCGTTGACATCCCGGCACTCGACAGTTGCCGCAAGTGGCGGAACTGGCAGGCCAGCGGCGACCAGATCCAGAAGATTGAAGCCGAAGAAAAGCGCCTGAACCTCAAGGGAAAAATTCTGGAGGCATCGAAGAAAGGGCGGCTCTTTGGCGGAGCAGCCGTCTACATAGGTACCGGCGAAAGCGACCCTTCGCAGCCTCTCGATGTGGAACGGATGGGTGCCGGTGGCATTCGATATCTGACCGTGCTCACCCGCCGCCAATTGATCGCGGGTGAGATCGATCGCGATCCCGCTTCGGAATGGTTCAGCCGGCCGGCCTATTTCATCCTGAGTGGAGCTGATGCCCGTCAGTTGAAGATCCACCCGTCTCGCCTGGTTCTGTTCAATGGAGCCATGTCACCAGACGATGATATCGGCCAGGCCTTGAACCACGGCTGGGGGGAGAGCATCCTGACGTCGACGCTCGACGCAATCAAAAACGCTGATGCGACTGCTGGGAACATCGCCTCGCTCATCTTCGAAGCCAAGATCGATATCATCAAGGTCCCGAATTTCTCGCAGAACATTGGCAACAAGGTCTACGAGGACGCCGTTCTCCGTCGGTACACGCTCGCCAACACCATCAAGGGTATCAATGGTACGCTGATCCTCGATGCAGAAGAGGAATACGAGAGCAAGACTGCCGAGCTTGGCGGCCTGACAGATATCCTGATGGCTTTCATGCAAATTGTCTCTGGTGCCGCGGATATACCGGTAACCCGCCTGCTCGGCCAATCGCCGGCCGGCCTGAATTCGACCGGCACCAGCGATATGAAGAACTACCACGATCGCATCCAATCCATGCAGGAGCTTGAAATGACTCCCGCGATGGCGCGCCTTGACGAATGCATCATCCGATCTGCCACGGGCGCTCGCGACCCCGCGGTCTATTATTCATGGGCACCGCTCGAGCAAATGAGCGAGAAGGACAAGGCCGATATCTTCAACACGAAGGCGACGGCCGCACGAACATTGGTCGGAACCGGGACTGGTCAAGAGATCATCCCGCGCGAGGCTCTTTCCGACGCGCTGGTCAACGCCTTTGTCGAGGACGGCTCACTGCCCGGCCTGGAAGCCGCGATAGAGAAATTCGGTACGCTTGCCGAAAACCAGCCGACAGAGGAAGAGATCGCCGCCGCAGCCGCTGCACACCAAAATCAGCAGCAGAACGGCCAGCAGCGGCAGCAAGCGCAAGACGCGGAGCCCAAGTCGCTTTATGTCAGCCGGAAGGTGACGAACGCCGCCGACATTATTGCCTGGGCCAAGGGACAGGGCTTCAAGACCACGCTGTCGGCCGACGATCTGCACGTCACGGTCATGTACTCGCCCGCGGCCGTCGACTGGATGGAAGCGGGCCAGGATGCCTGGAACGATGACGGCACGCTGATGATCCCGCCCGGTGGCCCGCGTGTCGTATCGCAGTTCGGGCAGGGCGCTATCGTGCTTGAGTTCGCCTCCGCCGCACTGTCATGGCGCCATGAGGAGCTGAAGCGCATCGGTGCCCAGCCGACCTTTCCGCAGTACTCGCCGCACATCACGTTCACGTATCAGCCCGGCGACGTCGATATCGATAAGGTCGAGCCTTACCGCGGTGCGATCGAGTTTGGCCCCGAGATCTTCGCAGAAGTGAAGAGCGATTGGGCTGAAGGCATCACAGAGGAATAGCCATGAATTTTACCGACGCAGTAACCGTCGCGGGAACGCGCCGGCGTGATGACGGCTACCTTGTCGCAGACGCTCGCATCGCCCGCACTGGGATCCAGACCTATCTCGGCCCCGAGGTCGGCAAGCCCGATATCAGCTTGGTTCGCGTCTATAGGCCTGGTTCGGAAGTTTTCGCCGACGACACGATGAGAAGCGCCGCACACCGACCGGTGACAAACGATCATCCGCCGGAAATGGTCACTTCTGACAACTGGAAGAAGTTCGCGGTCGGGCAGACTGGCGACGAGATCGCGGGTGAGGGTGTATTCATCCGGGTTCCCCTGATGGTGAGCGATGAAGCGACCATCAAGGATATCGAGGGCGGCAAGCAGGAGCTGTCTGCCGGCTATACCTGCGATCTCGATTTCACGGCTGGTGTAACGCCCGCGGGCGAGGCCTACGACGCAGTTCAGCGCAATATCCGCATCAACCATGTAGCCGTTGTGCAACGTGGCCGTGCGGGCTCGAAAGTCCGCATCGGAGATGGTGCGGCAGCATGGGGCGTCGCCCCGATCGTAACTGACCATCGTCTCGAAAAGGAGAAGGAAATGACCCTGAAGACGGTTACCGTCGACGGCATCCCGGTTGAAGTGACCGACCAGGGCGCCGTGGTAATTGGCACGCTGCAGACGCGGCTTGCCGACGCCAATGCTAAGTTAAACGATACCGAGAAGGCGCATCAGGCCAAACTGGCCGACGTTGAAAAGGCCCACACCGCCGCAATCGCCGAAAAAGACAAGGCTCTTGCCGCCAAGGACGCGGACCTCGCCAAGAAGGACGCCGAGATTGATATGCTAAAAGGCAAGATCATCGACGGCACGGCGCTGGACAAGCTCGTCGCCGAGCGCGCTGACCTCGTCGCCACGGCAAGGGGGATCGCCAAGGACGTGAAGATCGACGGTCTGAGCGATTCCGATATCCGCAGGGCCGCGGTCGTCGCCAAGCTCGGCGACGCCGCAGTGAAGGACAAGCCACAGGCATACATTGATGCCCGGTTCGACATCCTGGCGGAGGAGGCGAAGAAGGCAACGAATACCGATCCCTTCGCAAACGTGGTTCGCGATGGCCTCGCCACGGCGGGGGACGCGGCCCAAGGCGTTGCCGATGCCTATACGCAGATGGTCGCCGACATGAGGGCCGGCAAGACTTCCGCAACGGTCAACTAAGGAGGACGCTCAGATGGCGACTTACCAGACTTCCTACAGCCTCGCTCCTGCCAAGGGTGTACACGGCCAGATCTCATCCGAGGAGAAGTGCAACAAGATCAGCCGCACCGTCGAGGACGCGGCCGGTATCAAGTTCGGCACGCCCGTTCAGCGCGGCGTCGGTGATCACGGTGTCACCGCCATGTCGACCGGCGATTTCCTCGGCATTGCGGTGCTAAATCCCTCAGTGCCGGCCAATGCGTCAAATCCGGATGCCTATCCGCAGTATTTCGCCGGCGCTTTCATGACCATGGGCGCAATGTACGTCACGGCGGGCGGCGCAGTCACGGATGGCGGTGACGTCTTCTACAACATCTCGACGGGCCGTTACGTCGGCGCGGCGGGAACCAATATCATTGGCCCACTGCCGGATACCTTCTTCGAAAGCTCCGGCGCCAACGGCGACGTGGTGGAAATCTCGGTGCGTCTCCGTCCGGTCACGCCGGCGGCCTAACCGATCACGAAAGGATCAATCCCAATGAACCAGATCATTCGTCAGCCTTTCGCAGACGCGCAGGCTGCATTCCCCTTCGTGATCTCGCAGGGGCGCAATATTGAGACTACGATCTACCAGAAGCGTTATCCAACGTTCAACTACGGCGCCCATGTGCCCGTAGTGACCGAAGGCAACGAATGGGCGATCGGCACCATGTTCTTCACCGTCGACGTGGCCGGTGAAGCCAAGTTCATCTCCGGTGCTGCGAACGACCTGCCGTTCAGCGCCGCCACTCGCGACCAGGCGGCGCATGATTATGCGATGCTTGGCGCCGGCTGGGAATGGAACCTTGAGGAAGTCAACCAGTCCGCTCTCTACGGCATTCCGCTGAATGACGTGAAAGCTATGAGCTCCTCGCAGGCAATTGAGCGTCTGCTGAACTCGATTGCAATGATCGGTTCGACCGAGAAGAACTGGAACGGCCTCGTCAACAGCCCTTCCGTGTCACGCGTCGATGTGGCCGCGAATGGCACTGGTTCCTCCACGTTTTGGTCGGCAAAGGACAACGACCAGATCCTCGCAGATGTCAACGATCTGATCGGCGGAGTGCGCGACAACACGCTGGAAATCGAATGGATTGACAGTCTTCGACTGCCGCCTGCAGCTTTCCGGCTCCTCAATAATCGACGCCTCGGCGCCGGCGATGGCGTCCTGAACCTGTTGGATTACCTTCGGAAAAACAATGCCTACACGGCAGAAACCGGCCTTCCGCTGGACATCCAGCCGTTGCGTGAGCTCGCCACCGCATCACAGGATGGCGGCGGCCGAATGATGGTTTACCGCCGCGACCCGGAAGTGCTGCGTTTCCACCTGCCGATGCCGCGCCGCGTGCTGCAGCCACGCCAGAAGTCGATCATGGCCTTCGAACAGGGCGTCATCGCACGAACCGGCGGCACCGAATGGCGCCTCCCGGGTGCTGCCGCCTACGGCGACGAAATCACCCCGCCGCCGGCCGGATAGGAGGGCTAGTCTATGAAGGTCACAAACAACAGCAAAGCCGTGCAGGGTATCCATACCTTGCACGGCGTCGCCTATATTCTGCCGGGCGCCTCCCGAGAGCTCGTCCTGACTGAAAGCCACGCCAAGCGCGCGGACCGCCTGCCGTTCATCGAGCTCGACGGCGATCCGGCTGAGGATCCGGCTCCTTCCTTCTCGGTTTCGACCGATGGGAAGGACGGCGTCTATATCCCAACCGCCGAATTCAACGGCCTTCGAGAAGCTTTCGATAACCTCGGTCAGGAGAACAAGGCTCTCCGCCAGCGCATCGCCGAGCTGCAAGGCAATGGCGGTCACCAGGCCAAGACGATCGACGAGGTTCTCGCTCTTGCCGACGATGGTACCCACTTCAAGACCTTCGAGGCGGAAGCCAAGAAGATCCTGGGCGATGCCACTCCCGGCACGAAAGAAGACATCATCGCAGCTCTCAAGGCTAAGCAGTGTGCATAGCCGATAACTCGGCGGGAAACCGCCGGGTCATCCTTCCTTCGGAGAGTAGATATGGCTGGCTATGGATCGAACGAGGCGTTTCGTGCTTATGCGGCCGACGCCGGCTATATCATCCCCGATGGAACGAGCGATGCCGATATCGCCGCAGCGCGTCAACGCGGCTCTATCGTGATCGATCGGTATGAAAAGAAGTTCAGCGGCGCGCGTACCGGTGGCTTCAATCAGGAGCGTGCTTGGCCGCGCACAGGTGCAACGACCTACTACGGCGAGCCGATCCCGAGCGAAGTGATCCCGGCCGCTATCGTCAACGCCTCCTACGAAGCCGCATTCTTGGAACTCACGAACCCCGGCAGCCTCTTGCCGGTGATCACTCCCGGCGGCGGCGTCAAGCGCGAGAAGATCGGGCAGCTTGAGGTCGAGTATCAGGATACGCTTTCCGGTGCGACGGTGGATGATCTGTTACAGCTCGCCACACCGGTTGTTTCGATCATCGAAGGTTTGCTCTGGCTCTTCCTGCGGCCGGTTCTACCGGGGATACTGGCGGTATGACGATGCCAACGTTTGAGATTGTCGAGATTGACTTGGACGAGATGGATTTGACGCCGGAAGAGCGCGCTCTTCTTGAAGATGCTATGCCGACAGAGCCTGTCAATTGGGAGAAGGTTCTAACGCAAGAGAAGATTGATGAGGCTCTTGTGGTCGCGGGTTTGGTGACGGTGAATTGATGGCAAACGCTCTCTACACGCGCCTGCAGGCCACGGCGCAACGGCTGATCACGAAATATGGGCAGACCGGTACCATCAAGCGGGTTACGCCTCCTGATCCGATCGAGGGCGGCGAAGGATCAGAAAATGCGTATACGGCCAAGGTTTTTCCGGCCACCTATGACCAGCGCTATGTCGATGGAACCATGATCCTCGCCAACGACCGGCAGGTTTACATCTCGTCGGTTGGGCTCGCCATCGTGCCTCAGGTAGGTGACATCATGACGGCCGGTGGCGTCGACTATCACGTCGTGAATGCCGATCCGAACAATTTCGACGGACTGACGAACGTCGTGTTCATTGTGCAGGGAAGGATAAGTTGAATTGACCAATTGCTTCGCTCGTGCGTAGCTTGTGGGCGAGGGAGTTATTGGGGATCGCGATGAATAAGAACGAGCTGATCAGTGCCGTGGCCGAAAAAGCAGGTATAAGCAAGGCCGATGCTGCTTCCGCTATTGATGCCGTATTTGAATCTATTCAGGCAGAACTCGCTCGTGGCAGGGACGTTCGTTTACCGGGTTTTGGAAACTTTAGTGTTTCTCATCGTCCAGCAGCAAAGGGACGCAATCCTTCGACTGGCGCGGAAGTAGATATTCCTGCGAGAAGCGTCCCTAAATTCACCGCAGGAAAGTCGCTAAAAGATGCGGTGAACGATGATGGTTGGGGTGGCCCAAGGCTGAGGTAGTACGAATGAAAACGCCTGAAGAGCTTCGCGCAGCGCAAAGGGACAATCAAAACTACTTTTCTGGAAAGGTGGGAGAGCTTGCGAGAAATATCGGCTTTGGATTGGCCGCGATTGGGTTTGCGCTAATCTCGACAGATAGTAAGTTTTATACCTCGCTGCCAAATTCGTTGTCGGGGATCATTATTTTTTCAGCCGCAATGGGGTGCCTAACCGTGCTCGCGGACTATTTGCAGTACTTTTTTGGCTGGATGGCAGCGACCGATGCGGCAAACAACGAAACAGGCGGTTACTCGCATTCTCCTGTTGGAAAATTCTGGAGGAGATGCCAAGATTTTTGCTTCTATTCAAAGCAGGGTATCGCTGTAGTCGGTGCACTTTCGTTGATTTTTGCGCTTGTTGCCTCTCGTTTGAAGTAAAGTCTGGCTTCGTTTCCAATTGTTTGTGAGGCTTGCTTTTGCAAGCCCATTTTGTTTTAGGACGAGCGATGCCCAACCTTCGCCAACAGCTTGACGACCTGATCGAAAAGTTGTCGCCAGAGATGGAGAAGGCTTTCCATAAGGCAATCGACAACATTAGGGATGAAATCGTCCTGAAAGAGGTTGTAGAGCTTCTGGAGCGCCGAGACATCGACGGCGCAATTGCTGCCCTGCATATCGACCCGGAAGCATTTCAGCCACTCTCTGAGGCGCTGCGCAATGCCTACAGTGCCGGCGGCTCGCTAGTTACCGAGAATATGCCGCGCCTGTACGATCCGAATGGCGGCCGCGTCGTCTTCCGCTGGGATGTACGCAATGAGGCCGCAGAAGCGAATCTTCGCGACCTGTCGTCGACGATGATAACCAACGTCTCGGAGGGCACCATCGAGGCAGCCCGTCAGACCATCGTAGAGGGGTACGCGCGCGGGCAGGGACCGGCGACGATTGCTCTCGATCTCGTCGGGCGCAAGAATGCCGTCACCGGCAAGCGGGAAGGCGGCGTGATTGGGCTCAATGCCCCGCAAGCCGAGCTGATCGAACGCACCCGGATCAACCTCGCCTCTGGCGATCCTGCGTTGACGGCGAAGTATCTGACGCTCCAGACGCGAGACAAGCGCCTTGACGGCACGGTGAAGAAGGCCATAGCCGCCGAAAAGCCCTTGGACAAGGCAACGCTCGACAAGGTGCTGATGCGCCTTAGAGACAACAATCTCCGGCTTCGCGGCAACATGATCGCCCGAACCGAGACGCTGGCATCCGTTATGGCCGCTAAGCATGAGAGCTTTCGGCAGGCAACGGCCAAAGCCAATCGAGACGAGAGCCTGATCACGCGCAAGTGGCGATCGGCCGGCGACAATCATGTGAGACATACTCACCAGATCCTGAACGGCCAAGAGGTCAAGGGATTGGACCTGCCGTTCCAGTCGCCCTCCGGCGCTCTGATGCGCTATCCGGGCGATACCAGTCTAGGCGCTGGCGCAAACGAAATCGTCGCCTGTCGCTGTGACTGCGAGTACAATTTCAACTTTGCTGAAGCCTATGCCCGCTCGCGAGGCCGATGAAATGAGGGAAGGCCAAGAGTTTGCCATAACCGACGCGGAGCGAAGCTTGCTTTCGCATCCAGATGATAAGTCGCGGAAGCTATGGATAGAAGTCCTCACAGCGCGGCGGCGCAATGATGATGCGATCAAGCGTCGCGATGAATTCCGTCGTTCTGTAGGCCGCTGATGGCAAACGAGGGCCACTCATTCTCGGCAGAGGTCAGCGCGTGGGCATCGGCGGAATTGGAACGCGCGGAAGCCGTGTTCCAGACAGCGGCCCAGACGGTCGCCAATGAGGTTCGAGAACCGGTCGCTGCCGGCGGCAGGATGCCGGTGAAAACTGGAAATCTGCGCCGTTCGCTCATGGCCTCGACCTCTTCAATGCCAACGATCATCGAAGGCAAGCAACAGTTCACGGACAATCCGGTGGAGTTGGTCATCGCCGGCGCAGAGCTTGGCGGGACGATTTATCTCGGCTTCCAGGCGGCATACGCAGCCCGCATGAACTATGGTTTCGTCGGACAAGATAGCCTGGGGCGATCCTACAATCAGGCTGGCTTCGGCTTTGTGGACGCAGTTGCGCAGCGTTGGCCCCAGATCGTCGCCGAAGCCGAGACTACTGTTCAGGGTCGCTTCGAGAAAGCTTGACGCCCTCTGACAGCGAGAGAAACGCCGTCTGGATAATCGATAGGTCACGGATCGCCATGGCGAGCACATCTTGAGCGTGCTTCGTCCGAACGGTCTTGTTCAGCAGAAGTGCAAGCGACTGGTGAATGAGGTCATAGACCTCCTCGTCGGACAGCGGGCGGTTATCGGCCATGGGCCAGAGGTAGCAGATGGCGGATAGCATTGAAAAGAAAATCTATCAGGCCCTGCTCACGAAGGTGCAGGCGCTGCCCTTGCCCACAGGCATGACGCAGGCGGCCAATGTGGCGCTGCCAGGCGCGACCTTCACGCCGACGGCCACCACGAAGTTCATCAGCATTGAAGTTCATTTCAACCGTTCGATCGAGACGGATCTTTCGCTTGTGATGGACCCGATCCGCCAAGGATTCATGCGCTGCAATGTCATGTGGCCGAAGGGTGCCGCACTGGTCGATGGCATCGATCTCGCTGGCAGCATCCAGGCATTCTTCCGGCGCGGCACAAAGTTGCTTCGCTCAGATACCCAAGTCCGCATCGATGAGGCTCCGGAAGTGGGCGTCATCGTAACGGGTGACACGCACTTCACCATTCCGGTGACGATCCGCTGGAATTGCCAGCCTCAAGTTCCGGCCTGATTGGCCTGCCGCGTTCTCCGCGCCTTCGGCAAGCGCAATCAGACACTTGAAAGGAAACTCTCATGCAGCTTTACCCTGTTGCAGGTGCGAAGATCTATATCGGCCCGGCCGACACAGTTCCGGATGATGATGTCGACGCCTCTGATTTCGCGTCAACCACCTGGACCGAAATCAAGGGCTGGCAGACCATGGGGTCGGTAGGCGACACGGCAACGCTGATCACCGAAGCCGTCATCTCTGCCAAACGTGACCTGAAGGCCAAGGGAACGCGCAACGCCGGTTCGATGCAGAACAACTTCATCATCCTGCCGGAAGATGCTGGTCAGATCGCTCTCATCGCCGCGGAAGCTTCCGAGCACAACTTCCCCTTCAAGATCGAGTTCGATGATACCCCGCCTGCCGACACTTCGGCCGTCACCATCAGCGTTGCAACGCCTGGCGTCATTTCTTGGACCGCTCACGGCCTCGCTGCCGGTACCGCCGTCAAGTTCTCGACCACCGGCGCGCTTCCGACCGGCCTGACAGCCGGAACGACCTATTATGTCGTGAACCCCACGACGGACGCCTTCAGCGTTTCGGCAACCAAGGGGGGCTCGGCGATCAATACCACCGGCACTCAGTCTGGCACTCACACGGCGACGACAACAGCCGCCGGCACCTTGAAGTATTTCATGGGTCTCGTGATGTCCTCCAATGAGCAGGGCGGCGGCGCCAATACCGCACGCCTCCTGCAGGGCAACATCGAGGTCAACACGAACGTCGTAACCGTCCCTGCGACGGCCGCCGCTTAACAGGAGCTTTCATGGCTGAGAAGGTAAAAGAAGAGCAGGGCGCCGACTTCGGCGTCTTCGATGCATTCCTCAAGGCACAGGAAACCGGCATTATTGTCGATATCCTATCGCCGCTTAACAAGCCGATTGGGCTACAGATCGTCATCTGCGGCCCCGATAGCGAGCGGATGCAGAAGGCAATTATCGATGTCACGACGCAAATGGCAGCGGATGCGGCCAAGCGGGATGATCTCGGCGACGAGCCGGCTGATGCCAGCGACAAGCGAATGGTTGCGATCCTCGCCAAGTCCGTCGTCTCCTGGGGGCCAAAGGATCCTGTCGTCGATGGCACGTCGCTTGCGTGCAACGAAGCGAATGTCAAATTGCTGCTGACGAAGTATCGCTTCGTCCGTGATCAGCTTGAATTCAAGGCGACGCGCCGCAGTTCTTTTATGCCAGGCTGATCGCTCGGCTCTGCCGCTGCATCCGCGATCAGCATCAAGGCAAGAAAATACGTGTCCCGGCCGCCGGGGCGCATGTGTGGGCTTGGTTTAGGGAGTTGGACCGCGCCCGCCATTCCAATGGATACGGGCTTAACCCGCTCTCTTATTCCGACATCGATGCATGGGCCAGGCTCCGGCGGATATCACTGCTGGGTTGGCATCTCGATGCGCTGATCTCAATGGATGGGCAGCGGTTGAAGCTCTTGTCCGAGAAAACTGAAGCCGAGGCCGACGACAAGCCCAAAGTTTCGGAACGGCCACTGACGGCGCGGCTCTTTGATGCGCTATTCCCTACCAAAAGCAAGAGGAAGTAGGATGACGGAAGCCCGCCTGGGTTTTGCGATCGACAGCTCACAAGCTGCCGGCGCGGCCTCTGATCTCGACCGTCTTACTGCCTCCTCTGGCAAGGCAGAGCAGGCGGCAAACAAAGTCAGCATCGCCGCAACCAAGGCAAGCCGTGGCTTTGCCGATGTATCGCCTGCGCTTGAACGGGTTATCGCTGGAATTTCGCGCCTCGAAGCAACCGCAAGCTCGATCGATCAGCGTCTTGCAGCGATGGCAAAGAGCGCCCAAAGCGCGGCGGCGGCAAACCGTTCTCTGGCTGAAACGACAAGCAGTGTTCAGGCGTCGCAATCGAAGGCGGCATCCAGCGCTATGCAGGCAACGGCGGCTATCGATCGCCAGCGGCAGGCTACGGAGCGTCTGAACACGGCCCAGCGCACAGCCAGTCGGGCGCCTGTCGCCGCAAATCAGAACCGCGGCAACCAAAGCTTTCAGACGGCAAACGTCGCGGCGCAGTTTCAGGACATCGCTGTCACGGCGGCAATGGGGATGAACCCGCTTCAGATCGCCTTGCAGCAGGGCACACAGCTATCAGCAGTTCTTGGGCCAATGGGAGCCGCCGGTGCAGCGAAGGGGCTCGCATCGGCCCTTATGTCCATCATCAGCCCTGTATCGCTGGTGACTTTGGCCCTTGTCGGGGGCGCCGCTGCTGCCATCCAGTATTTCGCCTCTGCCGGTCGTGAATCCAAGACACTTGAGAAGCTTCTGGATGAGGAAGCGGCTGCTATCAAGCGCATCAAGGACGTATGGGGGGAAGCTGCGACCGCTCGCAGCCAGTACGGGCGCGAAAGTTCTGGGTCAGCAAGCTTCGGCCTGGAGACGAATATCTCGGAGATGACGAAGAAACTTCGAGAGGTAAACAAGCCAACGACATTTGGGCCAGGTGCCGTTGCCACGTCTGTTACCGAGGCGGTCAACAAGAACATCGCGGCGACCGGCCTCACCGCACGGCAATTCCGCGAGACTGATCTTTTCAAGACGCTCAGTATCGATTTCCAACAGCTGCAGAAGGATACTATCGCAGGTAGTGACCGGGTATTGGGTCTCGTGAGATCCCTCGAAGAGCTTGGCCGCGCCACCAACAATGCCGGCATAAAGTTGATCACGCAAGACGCCGTTGCCGCGTTACAGCCCTTCAAGGACCTGGCTCAAGCGCTCCGAGACGCGGAAATTGAACGCCGCCGACTGTTCGAATCCGTTGGTCCGAACGGTATGGCCCTTTCTCAAGGCCTCATTGCCCAGGCAGATGCCAACCAAAGCGGACTTTATGAGTCTCGCAATCGGGTCGCGGCTGCGCGTCAGCAGCAGGCCATAAATGCTCAGGTGTTGGGCATCTACGCGCGCTCTCCGGCGGAACGAGAAGCCGCGGCTCGCGCATCTGCCGCCGCTGTCTACAACAACGACGAGAACCCCACGCAACGACGCCAGCGCATTGATGATGCGGGACGGATCTCGCGTGTGCAGTCCGAAAAGCAGCTTGCGGACGCGGCGCGCGATCGCGCAATGAATCTCGACAAGGTTTTGCAGGATCAGCAGTCAGAAATTGACCTGATCGGCAAAACCGGCGGGGCGGCCGCTGCCCTCCGCAAGGAATACGAACTGACATCGGCTCTCAGAATGGAGGCGGCTCGTCAGGGCATCGATGTCGATCAGAAAGAGCTTGAGGTCATCAAGCAGAAGTCTGAAGAGCTCGGAAAGCTGACCGACATCTATAACCAGACGCGATTCACCTTCGACATCAACCAGCAGAACGGCGATGCCCAGCTTTCGGCCCGAGACCGTCAGATCGTTCAGACCCAGCGCCGCTACGGGTTACCCGAAAACCCCAATGACGCGAATGGGCAGGCCATAGGCCAGCAGCTTGATTGGCAAGATGCAAAGAACACGGCCAAGCAGTTCGGTTCGGCCTTCAGCAATGAACTGATCTCGGGAAGCCACAATATCGGCAAAGCCTTCCTAAAGGGCTTCCAATCCGCAATCGAAAGTGAAGCTCAGAAGCTTTGGGAGAAGCTTTTCGATAGCCTTGGGACTGCGTTTGCCAATCTGATCACCGGGACCAGCGGGGCCGGCGGGACGCAAGCCGGTGCAGCCAATGGAATCGCGTCCATTGGAGCCAAGCTACTCGGCGGCGCAGCCAACGATAACAAGACGACCTCCCAGACTTCACAGACGGGAGTTGCGGCGCAGGCTTGGAACTTCTTCGCATCAAAGGGACTTCAGCCGCATCAGATCGCCGGCGTTCTCGGTAACATCAGCGCTGAAAGTTCATTCAATCCCAACTCGATTGGAGATGCGGGCAAGGCCTTCGGCCTGTTCCAAAACCACGCTGATCGAGGCGGCGGCTCTGACCTACTTGCTAGTGGTGCGACAGGTCAGCTTGAGCATGCCTGGAATGAGCTACAGGGGCCAGAAAACAGGGCATTCCAGGCGCTCATGAAGTCAACAGATGTTCGCGGCGCGACAGCGGCCTTTGCTGGTTTCGAGCGGCCACGCGGCTTTTCATGGGGTAATCCAGAGGGCGCAGATAACTTCTCCGGCCGGCTCAACGCAGCAAATGACGCGCTGAATAAGTTCGGGAGCACAACCAACCAGGCAACGCAGGGCCTTGGTGCGCTCGGTAATGGGCTTGGGCAGCTTGGCTCATCTCTCGGCAGCAATGTCGCAGGCGCTGCGTCCAGCGGCGGGGGCGGCCTGTTCGACTGGCTCGGCAATCTGTTCAAGCCTTCGGCACGTTCGTCTGCCGGCTTCGACATCGGGAGCAATGCGGTTCCCTTCAAAGGCTTTGCCACCGGCACGAACTATGCGCCCGGAGGTCCCGCCATCGTGGGTGAGAATGGCCCGGAACTTCTGGATCTGCCGCAAGGTTCGCAGGTCACGAGCAACCACAAGCTCATGTCCGCTCTGGCGGCAAATGCAAACCAGCCCCGGCAAAATCAGGCGCTGACTGTGAATGTCGAGGGTGCCAACGGCGATGAGCACGTCCGCTCGCTCGTTCAGCAAGGCGTCGGCGCTGCCCTCAGCGAATATAACACCCAGCAACGCCGGAGCGGCTTCGGCGTCTTGCAAGCTCGATATGCAAATCAGAAGGGGTAACGATGGGCAGCTTTATCAATCAGCCCACGGTCCCAATCATGTACTTGCGACCGACGAAAGCGTATTTCGATGTAGTCGGCGCCGGGATCAGCGGCGGCACAAATTCGTTCAGTGAGGATATCACGATAGAGACCGCCGGCGGCGGCAGAGTGATTTGCAATTACGAGCGATGCGTTCTGCAAGCCGATGACACTGAGCGGCACGAGGTCATCAATTGGCTTGGTGCCCGAATGAATGGCGGCTTTCGCTTTGCGAATGTCTCTATCATCAATGATGGCATAGGGCCGTTCCCTATCATTAACGGCAAGCGCCGGCCCATAATCGATCACATTCCGCACTCTGATGGATCGCTATTCTCCGATACCTCAGGATATTCGCAGGCGACGGTCTATGCAGTCATAACAGCCAATGCTGTCGTCGGCGCTGGCGTCATTCAGATGCAGGTTTTTGGCGCCACTAGGCCTCTGCGCTGGTCGGACTGGTTTTCGATCTACCATCCTACGAAAGGGTGGCGCGCTTATCGCTATTGGGAAGTCCAGTCGGTGAGCTCGGATGAAAACCCGATCTATACGTTGGCTATCTCCCCAGCGCTGCGAGAGGCAATCACTGTCGGAACACGGGTTGAGTTGGCGCGGCCCACATGCGTGATGAAATTCCCAAAGGGATTTACGCTGCCTTGGGAATATGAAGCGAACTACCAGTCGCGGCCCACCCTTAATTTTACGGAGGCATTCTGATGGGGTGGGTGCCTGACGTCAGTATAGCCGCGATGCGGCAGAGCCACGCACTCGGGATATTCCTTCGCATTGACACCGATCCGGCACTTCATGTCTGGTTTGGCGTTGAAGACAAGACTGCTCGCTTCGATAGCATCGATCCCGACGGAACCGTCTATACCGGAGGCGGCTATCTTATCGGCATTCCGACGCTCGAAATGCTGGTGAACGGCACCGCCGATAATGTCGACTTCACGCTTTCGGGGATAGACCCAACCACGGCGGCGAAGACGTTGGACAGCATTCCGCCGGTGCGCGGCGTTGCGGTTCAACTCGGGCTCATGACGCTCGATGACTACTACCAGCCCATGGCGCCGATCGTGCCGATCTGGATGGGAACAGCATCGCATACATCGGAGATCAGCCAGACGTCCGAAAACGGCGATATGAGCTTGACGCTGACTCTGTCTGTCGTCTCCGGCACGGTGGCGCGTTCTCGGGCCGCACGGACCTTGTGGTCAGATGCGCAACAGAAGGCGATCTCATCGACAGACGATTTCTGCAAGCAAGTGCAGCGCCTATCGCGCGGCATAGCGCCGGTTTGGCCGAACTACTGAGGCATTCATGAAATTGCGAGAATGGCTTGATCTGCCGCACCGGTTTTGCTGGGGCGGGCAGGGCGGTGATGACTGCCTGATGTTCTGCGCCTCGTGGGTGGAACATGTGACGGGCAGCGATCCTGTCGCTGAATTTCGCGGGACATACAGCACCGAAGAGGAAGCTCACGCGATTGTCGAAGAGCACGGCGGCATGACGGCCCTCGTCGACGAGATGGCGAAGCGAGCCGGCTTCGCACGCACAGATGATCCTCAGGACGGCGATATAGGCATCATTATTGCCCCGGCTGGCATGGCAGGAGCGATTAAAGAGATCGGGGCAATCAAGTTCGGGCCGCTATGGGTTGCGATCGGTCCAGGCGGTGTCCGTGGCAAGCGTGCTGAATGCATCGCAGCGTGGAAGGTGCCGCAATGAGCCTTCGCACCCATTACGAGAACATGACTTCGGAAGAGGCTTTCCGGCGCGGATGGGAATATTCACTCTATTCCAGCACATCATTGCTGCCGGCCGCCCCAGTGTATGATCCGATTTTCACGCCTATTTTTACAGCCATACTCGGGGCTGGTGGCATAACGATCGGCGCATCAACGATCACCTATGCCTCTATCGCCTCGGCCTTGACCGTGACTGCGCTTTCTATTGGGGTTCAGGCGCTGATGGCGCCGAAGCCGCCCGACCCGGAGAGCGGGCGCGTGCCGAAAACGCAGAGCATTCCTTACCGGATTTGGGCCGTGGGCCGGAACCGCCTCGCAGGCGCTTATATGATGTGGGAGGCGAAAGGCGATTTTCTTTACGCCGTTCAGGCGCTCGTCGCCCATCGCGTCAAGTCGATCAACCGCTATTGGCTGCATGATGACGAAGTATTTCTCGATTCAAACGGCTATACGACGAATGACGACAATGGCCGATATGGTAACAATGTCAGGCTTCTAACCAGGGTCGGCCTTACTCCTGAAACGCCATATGGGCCGCTCGTTGACAAGTTGGCGTCATCCGGTGTCTGGACGAATAATCACCGCGGCGACGGGCAGGCTTCGATTGCCATGATTGCCGAGTCGACGGCGGCGAAGAACCAGAACAAGCGGTTCCCGTATGGCGCGCCGCAGGTCTCGGTCGAGGTCGATGGTGCTCTGTGCTGGGATTTCCGCGATCCGGATCAGAGCCCGACCAACCCGGCGACATGGCAGTGGACCCGCAACAGCGTGGTCATTCTATGCTGGCATGAATGCTTCAATGAGTTCGGCAACCGCCGGGATTACCAGAAGGCCATTCTTCCCGTCCTCGACATGTGGATTGAAGAGGCCGACATCTGCGACGAAGATGTTCCGCTGGCCGCCGGCGGCACAGAGAAGCGGTACGAATGCAATGGCTGGGATACGACCGAGAATGGCCCAAAGGTCGGGACGCAGGCGATCTTAGCCACCTGTGATGGCTGGATCATCGAACGAGGTGACGGAGCTCTGCTTCTTACCGTCGGCAAGTTTCGTGAAAGCCGTGTCGAAACAATTACAGACGCCGATCTGATAGGCCACCAGATTCAATATGACGTCCTGTTCGAGGATGAATGCAATCGGCTCGTTCCGAAGTTCACCTATCCTGACACCGGATATTCGAGCTGCGATACCGACTATTTCGAGGATACCGCAGCCCAGCTTACGGCCGGGCGCGTGCTATCCCAAGATGGAGATTATCGGTTTTGCCACCAATGGCGCCAGGCGCGCCGGCTAGGCATTCGGGATTGGCGCAGGCTTCAACAGAGGGTCAAGGGATCGATCGATGATCGTACCTCTGGCATCAATGCTATCTATAGCCGTTGGGTCCGGTTTGAGACCCCGGTTCGGTTGCCTCGCCTCAACGGAAAATTGATGGAGAACCGTCGATCGACACTCGCCATTACTCGAGGCGGCTTCACGATGGAGGTCGTGCAACATCCCGACAATATCGATGATTGGAATCCATCGACCGATGAAGGTCAGCAGCCCCCCGTTCCGAACACGCTCGGGACAGCGGAAATCTCGCCGGGCGTCATAAACACGGTAGAAGCAAAGGCCAACGGCGGTTCCGTATATCTTCGTGTCGTCATCGTTGATCCAGGCTCTGATAGCTGGACGCCGGTCGTCTTCTACCGTCTGACGAATGCCGGCGGCGGATCGCCGGGAGCATGGATCGAGCAGCAGTTCCCGGACTGGACAGCCTCAGGAGGCTTCATCGAACTGAATACGGGAGCCGTTCCGGTCGATGTCGATCTCGACGTCCAAGCTGGCTTCATTGGTTCGAACGGCTCCTATGGACCACGCTCGTCGACCGAAGAGGTGCACTCGACGGCCGATCCGGCGCCACCTGGCCCCGTGACAGGTGTCTCGGCGACGGGTGGCGTCGGGCAGGCTACATTCAATTGGACTGCCCCAAATAGTTCAAACTATGCGGGCGCTCGCCTTTATTGGAATACGGTGAACAATTTCTCGACCGCAACCGCCGTCAGCCCGCCAGAGTATGGCGCGCCAAGCACTGCGGACAGCCGCATCGTGACAGGAATCAGCGCCGGCACAAGATATGGATGGGTTGTTGCAATCAATCGATCCGGCATCCCAGCCACCGAAGTCGCCACCGGTGCCTTCACCGTTACCTGATCTCTCAAAACACAATTGGTCCCGTTCTCCCGGCCATCGGCCGGCTCGATAACATGTGGAGAATGCTATGCCTTTCAGTCCGAATGCGGCTTCTGTCTATGCGGACGGTCCAACCGCAACACCATTGCAGCCGGCGAAACGAGAAATTCGCGCCTATCTTCTGCAGCTCGAAGCGGCAACGGATGCTATCGCTGCGGGTGCAGGCACGATCGCAAAGCAGACACTTGCGCAATTGAACGGCGATCTGGCGCATTCGGCCGACACGATGGCATGGGTCTATGCTGACGGCAATGTGACGAACAACGGCATATACCGCAAAAATGGGGGAACCGGCTCTGGATCGTGGACTTTCGCGCTGCCGCTCCCCTACACGTACATCGCAGCAAGCAACAGCGGAACAGGTACCCAGAATGCCATCAAGGCGACGTCAACTGTTCCAGTAACAAATGGCATGCTCGTTTCGGTAAACGTTACCGTGACAAATTCCGGAACACCGGTGACAATCTCTTTCAATAACCAATCGCCTCTAACAATCAAAACGCGTAGCGGCCTTGACATTGGCGCCGGAGATTTGACGCCTGGCTATCTTCTAGGCGTGCGACTCGGTTCAATTTTCTACCTTTTGTCTGATGTCGCTGTTGCGAGCCTCATCTATGCAGCTCGCGATGCGGCTTATGCTGCTCGGGATGCTGCCCAGCTCGCCCAGGGTCTTGCGGAAGCGGCGCAGCATGCTGCCGAAGCTGCCCGCGACATCGCCGCCGGCTACGCCTCCGACGCCGTCAGCCAAGGCAATGTGCCAATCTACGCAACGATCAACGGCATGCCTGCCCTTTCGATTCCGGCCGGGATCAACGCCATTAGAGTAAACGGCTTAGCCGCAGCTGGAGACGGCGGTGGCGGTTTGTTTACTCGCCAAGCCGATGCCCCTTCCGCCGGCCCAATGTTTCAAACAGCAGATGGATCTTGGTGGGCAATCGAGCGGAAAAAAGCGTTGTCGGCGGCGATGTTCTCTACATTGCAAAATGCGATCAACGCTGCTGCCGGTGCCATCCTGCTCATTCCAGCCGGTGATTATGTCGCAACTGGCCTGCAGGGTGTCGACAACATCGAGATCGTCGCCGACGGCCGCGTCAATATCAAGCGGCCGGACAACGATCCTTCCTTTCAGGCCATCCTGACCTTCACAGGTAAGACGAATTTCAAACTGAGGGGGGATATAGCCCTCAACGGAAATCGCGCCAATAACACGATTGCTTCCAACTGCCTGACGGTAGATGGTTGCGGAAACTATACGATCGAAGGGATCTCCGGAAACAACGCCACGGGCTGCGGCTGCGTCATCACCAACAGCATCGATATCGAGGATGGGACCTATTCGAGGGTCACCGGAAACGAATTCAACAATAATGCGCAATATGGCCTTTACTCGCTGTCAGGCGGCAACCATACGATCGACGACAATGAAGCGTCGGACAACACGCTGATCGGGATCCTCTGTGACGGCAGCAGCGGCCTGCTCTTCAAGAACTTCATTCTCACCAACAATGTCGCCATGCGCAACGGCCAGTCGGGTATCTTCGCCTGGGGCCATCGCAACAATGATCCTGGCAACACCTCACTTCGAAATGTGGTGATTGCCAACAATATCGCCGAAAGCAACGCCGAATGGGGCATTGCTGCTCAGGCATTCGGCATGACGGTGACCGGAAACATCTGCTACCGAAATGGTTCGGGCGCGGCTCATGCCGGGCTCCTCATCAATGGCGTCAATATCGTCGCTACCGCCAATGTCATCGAGGAAAATTCCTACTTTGGCATCGACGCCGGCGATGCAGTGAACCTGATCATCACGGCAAACCATGTGAACTATAACGGCGGGGTCGGCATCAATGTCGAGGCCGCCCAGAAGGGCGGCGTGAAGGGCAATTTCCTGACGGACAATGGCAATCCGACGTCGAACTTCGGCTGGCAGATCTACTTGCGCGGCATCGGTGGTGCGGACGATAACTCGCCATTCCTCAATCGCCTGAATGGCTTCGACGTCGACGGGAACATGATGACCGTCACGCATACCGGCTATGTCGGATTGATCGCCGACGCCGATTGCGACGATATTTCCATCGGAACCAACCCTTGCTTCGGCTTCTCGACGCCGGGAATTGCGATCATCGTCCAGTGTGAAACGGTGTCCTATTACGGCGAAAGCGCTGGTGATGCGAAGATGCGGATGCCGGTTCTGCCGTCCGCCGATGTCCTGATCATCCCGGACGTCGGGACTTGCTTCGCTGTGTCCGGATCGGCGACCATCTTCAATATCAGGACAGAGCGCGAGAATTCGTTTGTTGGGAAAATCCGCCGGATAGATATACCTGCTGGTCAGGGTGGATCAGGTTATACCTCGTCATTCGACTTCACGGTACCCGGAGGCGCGGGCGCGACAGCCAAAGCGCTCGTTTACGGCGGCAAAGTCGTGCAGGTCCGGATGATCACGAATGGCTCTGGCCTTTCGGCCGATTTCAGCGGCGTTATACCGGGCGGCACAGGCTCGGGAGCGAACTTCTTTGCAGAAGTTGGATGCATCAACAGCGATGGGCGCCAAATCGAGCTGTTCTTCCAGAATGGCCTTACCGTCGCCAATGGAGGCAACATTGGCAATCTTGGCGGCGATAGAGTCCTTCCCGCGAATGCTCGTTTGAACCTCCGCGGGAAATACGGGAACTATTACGCCTGATTTGTCAGGCGGAAGGTCGCGGTGGTGCTGTGGGAACACATCATCATTCGCATCAGAAGTTCTCTAAAACCAAATTCGAAAAGAACACTCTTTAAGCCAGTGTACGAGTAAGAGCGTTCATTTCCCAGATATTGGACATTCCATGAAACCGAAACTCGTCCCGAATGCGGGCCGGGTGCTTCGCCGTGCGTGGAGCATCCGCCTCATCATCATGGCTGGCATCTTGTCCGGCTGCGAAGTCGCTCTCCCGATCATCGATCAGTTCGTCATCATCCCGCGCGGCACTTTTGCCGCTCTCACAGGCCTCGTCACCTGTGGCGCGCTGATCTCTCGCCTCGTGGTTCAAGAAAATCTGAAAGGACATAAAGATGGCGAGTAAACGCGCGAAGGCTGGCGTCGCCGCCGGCATTGCAATGGCGGTCACGACATTGGCGGCGCCGGCTGAGGGTTATTACGGATACGTCTATAAAGACCCGATCGGCGTCCTCACCTATTGCTACGGCGAGACGGAGAACGCCAAGGATATGAAGGGCCGAACCTTCAGCCAGCAGGAATGTTTGGATCTGCTCAAGAAGCGGATGGCGCATTATCAGCAGGGCAATGCGGCCTGCGTCAAGGGCTATGATGACCTCTCTCCCTATGTCCAGATGGCATTCAACGACTTTAGCTATAATCTGGGCAATGGGGCTTTCTGCACATCTTCGGCGGCTGCCTACCTCCGCGCCGGGAATGTTCGTGCTGCCTGCGGCCGGATCACGCTCTACAACAAGGCGCGCAAGAACGGTGTACTTGTCGAGCTCCCCGGCCTGACGAAGCGACGCGCTCTCGAGCAGATGTATTGCTTGAAGGGGGCGTGATGTTCGGCCTCCTTGATTACATCAAGCTCGGCGCCGGCGCTGCGGTCGGCGTGCTCGCCACGTCGCTCTATTGGACGGGCGTGCCCATCCTCAACGACTATCCGATCCTGAAGAATATTCCGCTGCTCGGCGACATAGCCGTGGGCCATGTCGAGACCGTCAAGGATGAAGTGCTGAAGGGCTATGTGCTCGAAAGCGAGAAGACGACAGCGGAAGCCAAGGCGGCCGAACTGGAACGCCAGCGCAATGCCTCCGCGCAGGCCTTGGAAGAGGCCCGAAAGCGCCAGGCGGCCGATGACGCCGCCCAGCGCGCCAAAGACGCTCAAACCGATATCGAGATCGCCCACCATGAAAAGAAGCTCGCTGCTGCAAATCGTCAGTGTCTTGCCGATCCTGCTGACGTTCAGTTCTTGCAGTCTCACTGATCGGCTGGAAAAGGCAGCGGTGACAAAGGGCGTCATCGCCGCAGGCACCAACTTGCCGCCGCTGCCTGACGACTGCCGGAAGAAAGAGCCGCACGCCGCCGTCAGGGTAGGGGATGAGCTGCGATCAGTCCTAGTTCGGGAGCGTGGGGCTCTCGACCGAGCGAACGCGCGTGGCGAGCGCTGCACCTCATTTTACGACGATACCACAGCCCGCTTTGGCGTGGCTTCAAAATGAGGGTGGTCGCGAACCTTCTCGGCTTCCTCACATTCTCTTTCACGCTGGCGGCTCTCCTGCTGCTGGCGTGGCATTCCATCTAGCATTTCGTAGGGCGGGGCGCGGATTTAAATGGGTACAGGCAAAGAGGATACGGCTATGAACAAGCCTCGGATAATCTTCGACTTCAATCTTGGTACTCTTCTCCCGCTCCTCGCCCTGGCGCTTGCAGGATGGGATCGTTATGCCGCTCTTGAAGCGAAGGTTCAGGTCATTGACCAGCGTGGCCTCGCACGGATGCAGATATCCGACACTTTCCAGGCCGAGACAAAGAAGGCCCTCGCCGATGTTGCCAGCGCGCCGAAGGACATTGTTGAGCTGAAGAAGGGGCAGGAAGTTGCGAATGCCCGCATGGACCGGCTTGCCGATCTGATGATCAACGGTCAGGACGCGATGCGCCAGACAATGCAAACCGGCTTTGATCTTCTTCGGAAGGATATGTCCGCGATCTCGACAAAGGTCGAAGTTGTTGGGTCAAAGGTAGACATGATGACTGGCAAGCCCTCACCAGGAGTGTACCGTCCCAGATGA